GCTTGCATTGCAGCTATAGCAGCAATGCAAGCGACATCCAATCAACAGGCAGAGGCAACGGCAGCGAGAGAGGCGGCATCAGAAGCAGCGAGACAGGCAGAAGCAGAGGCAATAAGAATACGCCAAGCTCAGGCGCTTGCAAACCTAAAGACTACGATGGAAGGTCAATTAGCCGCACAAGTCGGAACATATAACACAGAGCGAGCAAAGATACCGGGGCAAACGGAAACCGCGAATAATACGGCATCCTCCACAGGAATGGTGAACGCTCAACATATTCGCAATGCCTTATCACAAATGGGGCTACTGCAATCAGGGGAATCGGCAACGCAACAATTGGCCAACAACTCTAATACCGCCAATAATATCAATGCCAATAATCTCGCGGGACAACAACTCGACGCAAGTTTTGCCGATAAGATAGTTGCTGCTCAGGCTCAGGCTGCTGTTGATTACAATACGGCTGCTTATCAATACGGCAGGGATGCTGTAGCTGATAACCAGTGGCTAGTGACATCAGGACAAGCTCAACAGCAAATCGATAATCAATCGTCACAATTCGCCCAGTCGCTTGGATTATCTCAACAGCAATTAGCAGCACAAATAGCTCAGAATGGGGCGCAGAACTCTCTAGCTGCCGCAGGGTTAGCGCAGAACGCTAGTCAGTTCGCAGCACAACTTGGATTGAGCACACAGCAATACTACTCAGGGTTACAACAATGGGCACTGAACTATAACGCTTCGGTGGGTCAACAAGAGTTTGAGAACGGTATCGCAGTTGGAAATACAACGGGTAACTATCCTGGCGATGTTAGTACCGGGACAGATAGGGTTGTTGTTAATCCGGACGGGACTATCGGAATTGTTCCTGTAGAAGCTACTGACCCTGTTGAAGAAACTCCAACCACTGATGTTATTGACGCATCAGGGAATATAACTCCTGACCTTGAAGGAACTACTACCGGTAAGACGGGTACTGAGTGGAAGAACTATGCCATAGTAGGGCCGGGAACTAATGCTCCTGCCACCAATGCTGGAGGGTATGCCCTGACTGGTTATAGATTGACGTACACCTCTCATGGCAAGAAATATTACGCTCCTATTTATGCCGACCAGTTGCCCGCGGGTGTTGTTCCGGCCGGATCGACAAAAATTGGGACAAGGGATGATGGGATACCTCAGTACAAGAATGTTTAAGGAAGGATGATTAGTATGCCTACGATTGATCCAAATAGGCCAGGATACTACACGGACGGAACACCTATACCAGGGGCTCCCGGACAAGCTCCTCAAGCAGGGTATCCTATCGGAACGAATATAAGTGGCTCTGCTCCTGCTCAAGATCCTGCTGTAGCTCAAAGGGCTGACGAGATAAGGAGTGTATCTGGAAATGTACAGCCTATTAGTAGGCCGGGAAATCCTTATAATACTCAGGGGTCTAAGGTGACTCATATAACTGCTGACAATAAGACGGTTGATAGCGGAAGAGGGGCTTACGATTATTACGGGGTTCCTACCTTAGCGTCAAGGGCGCAAGGTAACGAGCAGTATGAGTTTCAAGAGAAGTTGAAGCAGTGGGAGAAGGAATTTGAGGAAATGAAGAGGCAGAACAAGTTCGGGAATGCGGTGTCTGCTGCAGAAATAACTAGGTGGGCACCGAGCGCCATAACTGATATGTATCCTGGGTGGTCAAATGGTGGTAGCCAATCCAGAAATACTAATACCGCTAATCAAGCTACTCTTCCTGCGACTATCGCAAATCTATACCCAGGAGCAACTAATGTTGTTCGGGATGCAAGTGGAGGATATACCTTCACTTCTGCTTCAGGAGTAAGGCAGCGTTATTATGGTGGTATGATTTCGTGATTACTACCGGAAAGGGGCTGATATAATTGGTGGTTTATGCGTTACAAACTGATATGGACAGGAATCAAGGGAAAGGTGTCCAACTGTTTATACCCGGCCAGACAAAACTTAATGAAGATGATGTGTTTTTAGGAGGGCCGGGAACTGGAGTAACTGACGATATGCTGGGCGGAGGCACCCGAATATTTGGTGATGATGCCAATGGCACAGTTAAGGCCTTTGACTCTTTTCAGAAAAGCAACCAATCGCCATTCGAGACAAACGATATAGCAGCACAAATAAAGGCTGTAACAGCCGCCAATAGTGCTCCCCGTTCAGACTCATACATGGGGATGCCGACGGGTGCTAGGTTGGATATGGAACAGAAGCAAATTCAGGATGCAGTAACAAATGCCTATAACCAGAACAAATTCACTTACGATAAAGGTCAAGATGCAATATCCAATAAGTACAAGCAGGACACTCTCGACCACACCGTTAGTCAAGATAATTTCTCCAACGAATACGACGTTGGTAGGATGATGGGAAATTACAAGGGGCAGGATACTTATGAGAAGACTGCTGATGCGATTAAGAATGCTCAGTTTGATGCAGAGATGGGGTACAGGTATAATGCGCTGGCTGCTAGTCAGGCTAGGTCAAGTGGTGGGGGTAGTCCTAGTGTTAGCGAATTAAATTACCAAGACAAGCAAAATTCGCAACAGGTAACAGCGCAAGCCATGTCCAAGCTGCAAGAAAAAGCTAATCTTGGATGGACGAGGGATCAGGTTCTTAATTGGATGTACTCCAATTCCAACGCGTTTATGAGTGCTGGCGTAGATATGGATAATCTAGCGAAGTTGGCAAGCTCGGCGTACACATGGAACGGCGATGACGAATCTCGGTATAAGTAAGGCGGTGATAATATGGCGAATATATTCGATTACTTAGACGAGGAAGACGAAGGGAATAAATCAATAAGCGTTATCACCCCTACTGCTGGAAATAGCTCGTCCGGTGGAAACATATTTGATTTCCTGGACGAGCTTCCGGATACCACAACGCCCACTACTCGACGTGAACCTCTAATCAGTATGGATAATTTGCGTTCGTCTCATGCGTCAACCGATGCACCAATTCAGCAAGACGAGCCAAACTACAAGGCAGCATGGATAAAGGGAACGCTCGGTTCGTTAGCTGGCCGGGCGTTAACCCCTTTGGCTGAAAAGATAACAGGGAAGGAGGTAGATTTATCGACCCTTCCTGAGCAGAAAACACTGGGGGAGGAAGCAGTATCCTTTGCCGGGAACATGGGGTCAGACTTGCCCCTCTGGCTGTCCGGGGATGCTGTATTAGCTAAACCTTTGGCGGCATTGTCTAAAACTGCACCGATTGCAAAGGCTACCAGTTTTCTTCCTAAAGCGTTAACTCCTGCACTATCTACCGGAGTGAGGGCCGGAGCTACCTATGGAGGGGTTATTGCTCCTGTTGAAACCGCAATGGAGGGCGATGGGTTACAGGGATTAATTGAGAGGGAAAAGAAAGTTCCTGTAATGGCGTTAGGCGGCTCGTTGCTTCATGGCGGTGGTCAATTAGCTGGAAAGGGTATCGGTGAAGTGGGTAACATCCTTGCTGACCGTAGACTTGGACAAATAGCTCAACCATTAGATGAGGCTGTGCAAAATGCCTTTAAGAAACCTTCTCTTCGCGATGCGAAAACTCAGCAGTATGAGAATATCTTCGCTGATACGTCGAAGCCGATAACTACAGAACAACCCGTAAATATTAGACAACCTCTCTCAAGCCAAGGCTTAACCGATGCCGAATTAATTTCACAAAAGCAATCTGACTACCAAAGCGTTTTCGGAGATCCATTAAACAACTACAAAATAAAACAAACCATAAAGCCTGGTCAACGAGCACATGAAGTTAGGCAAGCTGAGCTAGAAAGCACATTCAAGGATCTTCCTATAGGCTCCACGGAAACCCCTGCGACTCTCAATACCTTGCAGGGTAACATCGACAAGAGTTTAGGGATTAACAACCCTACCGGTTCATACGATGGGCTAGAAGCGTTTATGAAGTCTGGAGAGTCTATGAAATTTAACCTGACCGCAAATGAGCAAAAGGCGTTTAATGAGCTAGAACAAGGGATTAAAGATGCTCAAGAATTCCTCGGAAGCGACAAGCTTATCAATGAATTCTCTGGCTCGAATTTTACTAAAGAAGCTCAGTTCGATAACATCAAACACTACACAGGCATTGACCTACCTAAACTTATTACCAATTGGGAGAAATCTCAGATTAAACCCAAATCCTCATTAACGCCTGAAACATTGAGAATGGGTAGGGCGGCAGGGGTAATACCGCCACTTAAGCCAAGGGAATACCTCCAATCAACCGTCGAGCAGCAACCACAAAGAATGGGGCTTTCTGGTAATCTTCCTGTTGATAATCCACCACCGATAAGGCCTAACATCTCGCTTAAACCGAGAGAGCTAAAGGGGCCTCAAACAATGGAGTCGATTCCAACGGAGAGGATATTACCCGAGCGACCAGAACCGTTGACTTGGACTAATAGAGAGGGGATACCTTCGGTTAGTAATGCCGATCCCATTCGCGCTCAGTTAAGGGATGCTCCTGCTAAAATCCCAACACTTGGGGATTCTGTTGCGCCGATCGGGGAACCTATTAATTCTTTGGGCAATAGAAGTGCTGCGACTTCGATAGAGAGTCCTACGTCTACGATGAGGCTTAAAGGGCCGGATACCGTTAAGGATTTCCCCCAAGGTGATATTCCTGCTGGCCTAAAGGAACGGGGGGTATCGGAAAATATCAGAACTGATGCTAACCGTCCTGATGCGTTGAGGGATAGTTATTCCGTCGACCCTTTAGTTTATAAACAACTAGGAAACAAGGAAACCTTAGCCAAAGCGCAGAGCATCTTTGACAAAGGACTTGAACCTGCAATTTCTGAGCTAGATACCTTAATCAAAGATCTCAAGCCAGAAGCCGCGCCATTGGTTAAGATGTTGGCTGACAAATTGACGAACGAAGGAAATGTTGTAAGAGCGAGGGAATTAATGTCCAACGCTGCTAACCGGGCTACTGAATCCGGCCAATTCGGACAGGCATTTAGAATACTGAGGGATGCTGACCCTGAAACATTCCTGATGAGCTTTGACAAGATGTTAAAGAAGCTCAATAAGGAAGGGCTAGATACCTATGGTAAGAAGTGGAAAGAAGTTGACTTGACTCCTGATGAACTGACTATGGTTGGAAATATTGAGCGTGGAAATCAAGCATCTTATGATTCTGCTTTTGAGCAGATACAGGCAAGGATAGCTGACGAAATGCCAGCAACCTCAATGGAGAAGATTAACGCTTGGCGTCATATATCGATGCTTTTAAATGTGAAATCAAATGTTCGTAACGTCGGCGGCAATGCGATTATGATGGCGATGAGAAAGGCGGCACAAAGAACATCCGGTGTAATTCAGAAGACATTCCTTAAGGAATCAGATAGGACTCAATCAGTTCTAGTCAATAAGGAATATAAGGATTTGGCAAAGGAGTATTTTTCGTCCAATAGCAAGGAGTTACTAGGTGGAGAAAATAAATTCCAAGAGGGAATAAGCTTGAACATGCCCGACAAGAGGGTATTTAGAAAGAGCCGTATTGGTGAAGTATTGGGCAAGGACGTTGATATTCTCGAAAAGACTCGTAAATTCAACTATGCCTTACTGCAAAAAGGTGATACTCCGTTCTTTCGTAAAGCATACGAGGATCGCCTTGCTTCATATGCTCAGGCAAAAAAGATAAAGGACTTCTCCGAATTACCGCAAGAAGCCTTTGATATTGCGAAAAAAGAAGCCATGGAGGCCACGTATAAAGACAGTAGTATTATCGCTGATTTCCTCAACAAAGCAAAACGTCCTGATAAAGACGCAGGGATAGCAAGAAAGGCCGGGGCGGTATTAACGGAGGCTGTTATTCCATTTGCAAAGACTCCCCTAAACGTGTTAAAGCGTGGCTTACAATTTTCGCCTATCGGGGTGGCTAACGGGCTAGGGAGTATAAAATCTTCCAAGGGTGCCGCGGCCGCAATTGACGAACTTGCTAAGGGATTAACGGGAACGAGTGTATTGGGTCTAGGGTATTTACTGGCTAGTAAAGGCGTGTTAACTGGTAAGGTTTCCAAGGATGCCGACGTGAGGGCTTACGATAGCAGTACTGGGCATTCTCCATTTTCCGTGATGGGGAAATACAGCTTCGACTGGGGGGCTCCTTTGTCAATCCCACTGTCTGTAGGTGTTCAGATTTATAATGCGGTCAAGGATAATCCAGAAGATAAGGCCAAAATGGATAGCGTTGTGCAAGGTAATAACCTTGACAAGCTAGGTAAATTGGCGGCCAATGCATCTGAGGCTATACTGGATGGAATGAACGCATCTGGAGATACCGTCTTTAATATGTCTGTATTTAAGGGAGTTAAGTTATTACTTGGGAGTCAGCAAGGGGTAATGGAGGGACTTTCTCAACTTCCACAAAACTATGCTACCCAATTTATCCCTACGGCACTGAATCAGATAGCAGGTTCAGTTGATCCCCTTGTTAGGCAAGCATATGTTAAAGGTGATATACCTCAATCGTTTAAAAATGCATTGATATCCAGAGTTCCATTGGCAAGTAAAAAGCTACCAGCCAAGCAAACCCCATTCGGCGAAGATGTGAAGAAAATCGAGAATCCAATCGGCAGGGCATTCTCTCAATTTCTTAGCCCTGGTATTATTACTAAGGATCAAGGCATTGACCCAAAAATTGATGCTGAGTTAAGAAGATTGAACGATGTAGAGGGGCTTAAAACTCAATTTCCAACGATGGTCCCTAATTATATTGAGAAAACGCAAACTCATCCAAGGATCACATTGACCCCCGAAGAAGCTATCCAGTATCAAAAACGTGTGGGAGAATTAACTTTAAATTCTTTCAAGAAGATCATGAATAATAGCTCATACGTTGGTGCCAGAAAGACGAAGTTGCAATCACCGGATGAAGTGAAGGCAAAATTACTAGCAGATGCAATATCTGAATCGAAAGCATTAGCAAAGAAGGAAATATTAAAAGGCAAGGGACTAAAATAAATAGCCCTTGCCTAATTTTCCTTTATTATCATTTTGGTATACGGCTTTTCTTGGAGTAGTGATCTCTAATAAAATCACCCATATTCGCTAATATCCCGGTAGTCGCAAGCGTTCCGAATACAATTATGGGTATAATGGCTAACAAACTCGACCCACCATCCGCGATATAACTTACGGAGAAAAGAAATATTACAAAAAATATAAATATTCCTATTTCCTCAACGTCTTGTCGAAAAATCTTCATTTCATTTTCCGTCTCCTTTCTTGACAAATGTCTAGCGTAGGCTTACAATGACATCGTAAGGTTATTACAGACTATGTTAGGAGATGGGAAATGGACGAGGATGAGATTTTGACAAAAGAGGAACTTTCTAAACTATTGAAGGTTGGTATTCGAACTATCGATAGGATGCGCGACGAGGGTATGCCATATTTCAAAATTGGCACCGCGGTCCGTTTCCGCAAGGAGAAAGTCTTGCAATGGATTGAGGGGAATCAGTCTAAGAATTAAATCAGGAAGTCTGCTCCACGACTAAGAGTTACAGACTTCCTCACGAAAACAGCCCTCCGAAAAGGAACGTCTCACTCATCATATTAACAGGGATTCTTCTTTCGGGCAAGGGCAAAATAAAGGAGGATTTTGCCATGGATTTTCCAGAAACAATCACAATGGATGGAGAAGTAAAGTTAGTTTCGCCGTATGACATGAAAGGCCATTTTAAGTGGGTGGTTACTCAAGATGTTGTCTTAGTGGATCAAAGCTATTTAAGTGAACTTTTCTCCTACATACCGCCGGGGGTGGTTGCTTGTGTGTGAAATTAAGACGTGCAGTCGGTGTGGGAGAAATTTGCCAGCAGACAGGCTTCATTTTTATGTATCAAAAGGAACCAGGGGTGGGTTATATTCTTCTTGTCGAGAGTGTGGAGGGCGTGAGTTCCTAAAGCCTGAACCATTTATAAAAGATGGTCATAAGATATGCACCAAGTGCAAGCGAGAGCTTCCGGCCACCACATATTACTTTAGCAAGGATAAGGAATGCAGATTTGGCGTTTGCTCTATATGCAAGGAGTGTCGAGGGTATAAATTCATGGAGGTTATGAAGGTGGTTGATGGATACAAAGAGTGTATCGTATGCCACAAGAAACTACCCTTCACTAGAGAGTATTTTTATAGCACCGGCTATACTTTAAGGGCAGATTGCAAGGAATGCGCTAGCAAGCAATCAAAAACGAAATATGATGAAAATAATCAACATAAGAGGCAATACGCAAGGGATTGGTATCAAAAGCATTGTTCCAACAATAAGGAATATTTAGCAAAAGCAGTTATTAGGAGTACGCAGTATTCCATTGCTAATCGCCATCGTCAAAGTTATAAGACATCGTTAGCACTAAGGTCCCAAAGAAGAAGGGCGCTGGCGCATGACTTGCCAAGCACATTAACGGTTGAACAATGGAACTCCATCAAGGAACACTTTGCCCACAAATGTGCTTATTGTGGCAAGGATAAAAACCTTACTTACGACCACTTTATTCCCTTAAAGAAAGGGGGTGGATTCACATATAATAATGTGATACCTGCTTGTAGGAATTGCAATAGTCAAAAGAGTGCGAAAGATTTTACTTCGTGGTTCAGGGGATTCAAGCACTACTCCCCCGAACGAGAAGCAAAAATCCTTTCCTACCTCGGTTATGTCAACGGCATCCAACAGCTCTCCCTAGTGTAAACAAAAGAGCAGGGTTTATTACCTGCTCTTTTGTCCCACTTCTAAGTATTTATAGTTTTTTAACTCCCCTTGATGGCAAACAAAAACCCGGCATTACACCGGGCTAAATGTCTTACCTGCCATTATAATAGTAAGTATTCCCGATCCAGTAGCCTGTTCCGGTACTACCGTTGCTGTCGCGGTAATAATCATAGCTGCCCACTCTGGTTCTTGTACTATAATCTCCGTTACTGTAGTTAGTGTAATAGCTGTTGCCTATATTGCTGCTAGTAGAGTTTAGTCCGTTGTTCCAGTTTGTGTAGTTGTAGTTGCCTACTCTGGAACTGGTAGACGATAGGCCATTATCCCAATTGGTGTAGTAACTGTTGCCGACGCTATAGCCGGTTCCGGTATTGCCGCCGTAATCATAGTAGGTGTAGGCACAAGCTGGCGCGGCGAAAGCCATAAGCATTAAACCTGCAAGTAGCAACGCTAAAAATCTTTTCTTCATTTTTCCTTCCTCCTTTCGTGAAAAATTATTCATTTATTCACCTCCTCTAAATTTTCTCATAATCATACCATTTGTCTCTTGCAAAATTTACTGTAATTTGTTGCAAAATAATAAAATCACTTTACAGTAATTGTCTTTGCGTAAATCGACATCCGTGGTACACTATTAAAACTAAGGCTTGGCTAAACTGATCATTTAGCGACGCACGCTCCTTGTCCGAGCAGCCTTAGTATTACTGGACAAATCCCAATGACAAGGGGTGCTGATATATCGCACCTAAAAAGACAGGTATCGAATTGATGCCTGTCTTTTCCTATTCCCAAAAGGAGGGTGCAACTATGTGGGTTAAGCTATGCAACTGGCTCAAAGAAAAAGAACGACTTCCACCGGACAACCACAACGAAAGCACTAAACTATGGAGCAAGGGCTACAGAAAAGCATTTCAAGAGACAAGCGAGTATGTAGCAGACATTAAACCAAATAAACCGCTAATCATCGGCGTATTAACCGTAGTCCTTTTGTCTATGTCCTTCCTCGCCCTTTACATCGAATACTCCAAAATAAATATAAATTCTGCAAGCATTGAGTCTTTAGAATCTCTTCCTGACATCGGCCCAGTATTAGCAAGGAGAATCGTTGAAGGTAGGCCTTATGAAGACGTTTGGGCACTGGATCGGGTTAGCGGGATAGGCCCAGAAACCATAAAGGCAATCGAGGATAAAGTTAAAACGAGGGGGTTGTAATTTGGAAAGTTTGATAAAGTACGGAATTGATAACAATATTATCTTCCTATCCCTGTTTGTATTGTCAATAGGTGGATTATCATGGCTTATTAAATGGATACTCCAGACCAATGATGAGAGGGAAGGACGATATATTACGACAATCGAAAAACTATCCGACAACCTAGAGGTTATCAAGGATGTCCAAACGTCTGTTGAGAGAATCGAGAGAAAGTTAGAGGCTAGATAGGAGGGCAATTATGCCAATATGCTGTGTGGATGCAGGTCATAATTCAAATTCAGTAGACTCCGGTGCACAGGGCAACGGACTATTCGAGCAAGACATAACCCTTGATATCGCGCTCCGGCTTAAACCACTCCTGGAGGAAAACGGCATCCAAGTCGTTATGACTCGCACATCCGGTAGAGTTCAGGGAGGGTATACGACGGTCAACGGCTCACTTCAAACTCGTTGCGATATTTCAGATAGTGCCAAGGCGGATCTATTTGTTTCTATCCATTGTAACGCTGGTAGAGGGACAGGCTCAGAGGTTTGGGTAGTGTCGGTAGGGGGAAGGGCCGAGAAGGCTGCAAAGGCTGTTCTGGTTCGCCTGATAGAGTCTTGCGGTTGGGCTAATCGTGGGGTTAAAACTGCAAACGATTATGTGCTGGTTAATACTGATGCCCCGGCAATCCTAACCGAAAATGGATTCATCGACACAATTGAGGATGCGGTTAAGTTGAGTAGCCCGAGTTTTAGACAGGAAATAGCGGCGGCTCATGCTAAGGGGATTTGTGATTACTTTGGCATTCGGTATAAGGGCGGAGTGAGTAAGGTGGCAGAAGTTAAGCCGGACAAGGACGGATACTTACTGGTGAGAGTTTTAGATTCAAAGTCGTCTGAAGTACAAGCGCAGATTATCAAGATGGGCTATGCCTGTAAGCCTATGATATTGCCATAAGAAAGGATTGATTCGCATGTTGGAGAAATTTCGCAAGCCAACGCTCGTTGTAGCTATTTTAGGAGCCATTAAATTAGTTTTAGACGTGTCAGGTGTTCCGGTTCTCACGGACGATAATATCAATGCTATTGCCAATGGTATTGCTGCGATCGCTACTATCGTCGGGATTTTGATTAATAGGGATGCAGTTCAGTAGAAAGCGTGATATAATGTAAACAATAGATGATCGTCGGTTCGAATCCGACCTGCTCACAATGCTATTTAGTTGGTCATAGTCTTGACTGTGAGACTAAATAAACAGGCTAGTGTTACTATCTAGTTGGCGTGAGTGGTAGCCAAGTGGTAAGGCGGTCTAATTATTAATACAAATCCCCTGCCTTTTATTAGGTGGGGGCTTATTTTTATGCCCTGATTTTGTATATGTGTCTTTTATTTTGCGTCTGTGTCGGAATAAATGGTTTGTACTTGTGCGTAAAATATCGTATAATTAACGTATAGAAAAGGAGGTTGCTTGGTGAAAAGAATAGACTTAACAATTACAGATTCGCAGCGGGAATGGTTGGAAAAGATGGCTGAGAAATTAGGAATAAGTAAGTCTGAGATTGTGAGAAGAGTTTTAGACAAGGAGATGAAGAAGAAGTGATCAAGCTGTGCGAACTATTTAATTCGGATGATAACATTATTGTAGACAGGGAAATGATAAGGAAAATTGGAATGAGGGAAGCCGTAACGCTACAGACCATCAAGGATATGATGAATGATGATAAATTTATAACCTATGAAGCATTGAGAAATGAACTAACATTCTTTGGCGAAAAAGCTTTAAGGACATTACTAAACCACCTAGTTAATTCTTCGTATATAACAATGAGCAAGTTGGGGCCATCGGAGAAGTTGGAAATGCTAAAACTAAAGGATTTAAAAGGGAAGGGGATAGGAAACTCTGTTTGCCCATGCTGTAATTGCAGGACATTAACACTGCATAACCACCACTATCCTATACCTAGACATCTCAATGGCACTGAAACAATTCCGCTATGTCCGAGCTGTCACTATGAATACCACTACTTAGGTGCGGTGGATATTATAAAACTAAGGCAGGAAATATGAATGGAGCAAAGTATTTTCAGGATACAGAAGGACAGGGATAATCCCTATGTCATGGTAAATAAGCAATTATTGAATAATGCGGAGCTGAGTTGGAAGGCGAAAGGCTTGCTTACGTATTTACTTAGCCTACCTGACAACTGGCAAATTTACGAAGATGAAATAGTCAAACATGCTAAAGATGGCAAGGATAGCCTAAGGAGCGCCATTAAAGAATTAATAGCGAACGGCTACATAGAAAGGGAGAGAATAAGAAATTCATCCGGACAATTAAAGGGCTACGGTTATTGTGTTTACGAGATTCATAACCAGAGCGGAAAATCCAATGATGGTAAAACCATTAAGGGTAAATCCGCTACTAATAATACTAACTCCACAAATAATAACGTAAGTAATAATAAGATTAACATGGGAATCACATCTAACGATGTAAATTCGTGTGTAAAAGAAAAGGCTATATCTTTTTCTGAATACAAACTTAGATATGTTGTTGGTGATTTTGAGGAAGAAAGTATTGATTATTACTTAAAATCATTTAAGCGATATAGGAAAAAGGAACATTCAAAGCTAACGAGCAAGAAGTGGGCTTATGTTGTGGATACATGGTTCCATCTTTGGGATAGCCAAAGGAATACATCGGTTGATAATGATATCTACACAATGGAGAATATAATCGATGCTCATTTTAAAACTAAGTACACATCAGGAGACCACAGCATCATTCATTTTTTATCAGGAGAGATAAGGATTAACCGTTATTATGAAACTAAGTATGACGAGAGACGAGAGATTAATTAATAATACTTATCAGCTAGTGCTTGGTTTAGGATTTGGGCTATTCGGGAGATTAGGAAGAAGAAGGGTGGTAAATAAGGGTGGGAATAACAATAAGTTCAAAAAGGCATAGTTGTGACATGGGGTATGGCGGTTTTGGTAGATTCAGAAATATGGTATCCGAAAAAGTTGGCGTTAAATTTCATGAGCATTACACGAGTATGGATGTTCCAGAAGTTATATTTTCAAGTGGAGATAAAAGAACAGAGTTTTTTGAAAAGTACAACGCTGCTACCGAGGAACTTAATGAACAAGGGGAAGTAACTATAGAAGTTGCTAATTTTCTATATCAAAGCGATTGCAATGGAAAGGTAGATAGAAAACAGGCAAAGCAGATATACGAATTAATTAAAGGGTGTGACGATAACATTAGTTTTGGTTATTCTGGTAGAAAAGATTGTGCCAAAATGTCAGATTTGAAGAGTATATTTTCGGATAAAACAGGGGTTGAATGGAGTTAATTGAAACCGATGGATTAGCGAGGGAGGAAGAAATAGGATGAGAGTCTATAGAATGTGCCACACCGACCACGACTACGGGCCAATAACAACCAATTCAGGTGATGTGATTATAGAGCTAAAAACCGAACTAGATGAATCGGGAGAAGATCAAGAGTGCGGATTCACTAGGGATAATTTACCTAAGCTGAAGAAATCACTAGAATCATTGCCAATAACGGGAGATATTAACGACGCAACCGCAATCGCTGTATTTGGCCCATATATGATACAGGCTGAAGAAATGACTCAAGAGGAATATGATAGCTTGCCTGAATTTGATGGGTATTAATTATTAAGGAGGAATAAGTAAGTAGGATGAAAACAGATTGGTTTGCAATATTTATAATTGTTAGCGGTGTTTTGTATTATGGAACTTTTTGTTTCTATCGTCAGTGGATGATAAGAAAGGAAGAGATTGAGAAGGAAGGTAAAGATGAATAAGCAATCAGCTAAAGACTTAATTGAAGAAAAATTTATCGACATTATGGCTGCCCAATTTGGCGTATCTGATGATGACGAAGCGAGGGGGATACTTAGGGATATTATTTTTAAGGGCGGAGGAGAGATTGGGGAGGAGAAATAACTATGAATAAGTATGAAAAATGCAAAGAATGTACATGGGGAACAAAGTCCGGGAACTGCGTACTAGTGGGAGATGTTAGGATAACATGCAGGGCGAATGAATTTGGTGAGTTTTCTCAGGTGGTAGAGATTGGGGAGGAGGGGGAATAAGCGAATGGGTATCGGTTACATTTCTAAGGAATATACATTCTGGTGCGGAAATGAAGAATGTGGAGAATGGGAGCAATTTAGTGGAAATAATAAAAAGGACACAATCGAATTCGCAAGGAAACATGGTTGGAGAAACACTACGCTATATGGCTGGATATGCCCCAAATGTTCTAAGGTTAGTAGGGGTTGAGAAGGAGGTGAAACAAGATGATTAACTGCGAAGGTTGCTCAATGCCTATACATGAAGGTGATGAAGTCCTAATTATTCAATGGCATGATGATTTGCCGGAAATGATTATTCATAAGAGTTTCTATTGTCTACTAAAGCTTGAGGAGATCAATGAGGGTATTGGGAGTTTTGAGGAGGGGAAGTAAGTTGAGTGATAATCCATATGTAAAGCAGCAAATGCAATCAATCCGGAACTTAATGGAGGTTCCCATAACTAACGGATGTAACTACTGCATGAAGGGTAAACAATTAATTAGTCATACCGTGCATAATAGATGGTATGTGGATGACGTAAAGTGTGAGTTACGAGCTAACAATGATTTGGTTTCCTCGGAACGCATCTATATAAATTTTTGTCCTATGTGTGGTAGGAGGTTAAAGTAATTATGACTAAATACCAGCACTACAAAGGTGGCATCTATACTCTTATATCGGCATCGGCATACCACACAGAGACGGATGAGCGACTTGCGATATATCAGAACAAAGGTGGAGAAGTATTCGCAAGACCTCACGCCATGTTCTTTGAGTATATTTTAGTCGATGGGGAGACGGTTCAGAGGTTTAAGGAGATAGATTCAGCTCCAAGGGAATATCCAATAATCAAAGGCAAGGATGCAGAAAAATTCGTGAAAAGACAAGAAAACTACATGAACAATCTATTGAAAAAGTATGGGAGGGTGAACAGGAATGAAGCAACACATAACTCCATCCCAAGCAAAAGAGATAACCGAAGAACAATTCTACTCTCTATTCAAAAATCAACATTGGGGAAGTGTAAGGCGCAAAGATTACGCCAATTATCATCACAAAAAGGTTACTATCGGGAAGTGTATCGAGGTACTTGAAGAACACGACAGATGCATTAATATAACAAATGCTGTATTCGGAGTAGAATACGATAATAAATTTACTTGGGAAGTGAGACTTCGCCATCTTGATAAATTAAATTATGAGGCTGAGCTTATAGATGCACTATGGCAAGCAGTTAAATCAATATTGTAGGGAGTGAAGAGGGATGGGAGAAAAGGAAATTCTCTTAAAAATAAACGAACTTATCAGAAAGGCTGAAGATGGAGACATAACGATAAAGGACGTTTATTATGCCATAAAAGTTATAATGCCTAGTGACCAATAGATTAAGGAATATTTCACATACTAATAGCACAAACAAATGCCATCCAGCTCGGATGGCATTATCTATTTCAAGGGAATGAACCGATTAAACATTCCTAAAGTAGTTACCTTCCTCTCGCCATAGTACGTAGTGTAAATAGTTCCAAAGTAAATATCCTTAGATGTCGTGGCTGAACTTATTAATGGCCCGCCAAAGAAAGAGACTAATCCACTCTCTAAGCCAGGTGCGCTGCGCTCTATCACCTTATCCTTTGCCCATGCTACATAATCGCTTCTAGGTGGGTTTGTGGCCGCCATCGCAACTAACACCACAGCTAATATAGCTAATCTTTTCATCATCCATCTCTCCTTTGCTCAAAATTATTATTACCTGAAAAACGAACAATTATGCAAAACAAATCCCTCTAATCATTGCGAATAGAGGGATTTGTTATCATGTCTAATCGGTCACTATATCGGTCGTTCTTTATATCAGTCACTGCATCGGTCGCCATAAACGACTGATGTACAAGCCAAAATACGCTAAATACCTATGATTTTTCTAGGAAAAAGAGGGTTAAGGGGGAATGATTAAGGATTCCAAAGGACAAGCAAGGGGGATTTACTTTAAGTACCTCACAGGGTCAACAGCAACCCCCTCCTTCCTGACCTCAAAGTGTAGGTGTGGGCCTGTTGATCTACCCGTACTTCCACAATTACCAATCCTAGAACCTGCGATTACAGGATAGCCAACTTTCACAGATAACCCACTTAAGTGACCATATAAAGTTTCGACTCCATTTCCATGATTCACGATAATCATATTTCCATAAATATCATCCCAACATACCTTGGTTACATCTCCCTCCCAATACGAAGTTACGGGAGTTCCTTCGTTGGCAGCTATATCAATTCCGTGATGGTCCACGCCGTTGAAGTATTTCGTTATCTTACCTTTCATTGGCAACTCATTACTACCTTGACCAATATTTGAAACTCTTTCTACTGTACCTTGGATAGAGTCTATCCTTGCGTTCAACCTTTTCAGGGTCGGAGCAAGATCCTGTATAGTAGTTAGTAGGCCCAACATGATAGCCACCATCGCAACCAAGTTAGCGAGTTGTTTTCTCTCTACAGCGATAAGAATTACATAGGCTATAAATGATGCTACCGCAATAAATACTATGTGGAAAATCCATAAAGCCACATTACATCACGCCTGTCGTAAAGTCGAAGAACTTCTTGAGCAACTGCCACGCTACGGCTACTACCGAAAGGATAGCAACAATTGTAGTTGCCGTTCTTAGCATTCCTGCGACCTGACCCTTATTCAATGCTCCTAAAATTAATTCCCCTAACCAAGATCCCACACCAAGCATAACTAAGATGATAATTACGAATCCAGGCTTACCTGGTCCGAATACCTCCCTTGCTGCTTCTGCCATTTAAGCATTCCTCCTTTATTTGATCTAATGAATAAACACGAAATTCAAGATTATGGGCATTCTCTTTATCAATTTTCTCCTTGATAGGTTTAACTCTTCCAGTAGTCACAACGATAATAGCAGGGAATCGCTTGGACAAGGGAACCCACCATTGATCCATATAGGTTCCTGAATTAAAAAGCTCGTTGTATTTTTTAACTTTCTTTGCAAAGTCGTTACCACTTCTATTAATATCCATTTCGACGAAATAGAAATACATAGCATCTTGCCATAGATTTTTTATCCCCACAAAAGCATCCGGCCGAATAGTCTTGTAGTCCTTAATCTCCCGGTCGAAGCAATGAAGTTTTTCCATATTGGAGAGAGTTGCGGTTATCCAAGTGAAGACCCACGACACGCCTAGAACATGCTCTAGCTGCCCCGGCCTACGATCTAGGTAGTAATGATATGGTTCACCTAGCCTTAGTCTATAACGATTGACTTTAGCGTGTGGTGGAGATGAAAGGATGGCAAGGCGGCGTTGAACTATGCGGAGACAATTACCTTTGAATAAGAGTAGGTGAATCATATCCGTAGTTAGTGCTGTTTGAGATTCTAGGAGGTCAACTATTGCCCTATCGCGGCGATAACATTTTTGGTGATTGCTCAATCTTTATCAACTCGCTTCGTACAATCATTGGCCTATTGTTATAGAGTTTTATCGCTTCGTCGGGTTCTAATAACAATGTTTGAACCTCTAATTTCTCAAGACCACATTTATAGATAGCTCTGCCTTTTATTGCTGGAAGGTGTGCCGCCTCATCACTGTCCAAGATCATCCTGGAGTTAATTATATCGGCCACAACAAAACATATCCTTCCGAGAAACATTGCTTTTAGATCACCAAACTTTTCAAACACTTTGGAGGATGGCCTCTGTGTGGCTGCAATCACATGTACTCCAACAAATCTCCCCATCCTCAGAAGCCTCCATAAGCTGTCTTGTGCATCTTCTGGCAAGTCTGCCCACTCGTCTATAATTAGGACTATATAGGGCATCTGGTGGCCTTTCTTGTGGTATTTCTTGATCTTAGCGCATGATGCTGACTTTAGAATCTTCTTTCGCTTATCCATCTCTTTATTCAGTGACTCGAACAAACCCTTAACTTGACTCATTTCGTCTACTACCAAAGCCATTTCATTAAGATAATCAAACTCAGTCGATTTAGGGTCGATGATAATCAAGTTGGTGTCCGGCCTGTAAAGGAGGATTGAGTTCGCGATAACATGGAGTTGATTCGATTTTCCATAGTTCGTTTCCCCGGCTGTTAGTAGGTGCGGATAATCCACAAGGTCCCTAACTATTAATCCTTTAGCGGATACACCTAATGGTAGTGGTAATTCCATCTTGGAATATTTAGTGTGGTCATAGAGAGAGTATGGGTACTTCTTTTTAAGTTCCTCGGTCATAACCTCCATGGTGACTAATTTTCCGTGCTTTTCGATATGGACTGAACCACCTGTTGCATCTGCAAATAGTTGAGTCTTTTTCTGAAAATCAGAGAATCCAGTTCCAGGAGGAAGGAAGATTCTAAACGTCCATACTTCACCATCTTTTGATTTATGGATAATTAAAGGTTTTAGTTCACCCTTGGAGTACAGGGCATCTACGCAATCCTGAACTGCTGCATGGGCATCATTGCCCTTACGATGGAGCCAAAGCGATTTAAGCTGGTCCCTGACTTCTTCTATTACGTTTTGCTGCTTCATCCATCAATCCCCTTTCAATCAATACTTTCCTCAGTCCGTCCCTAATCATGTCGGCTAGTTCTCCTTCTTCAAGGCTGAGACACATAATAGCTTGCCGAATATCCTTATCCCTTTTCCTTAACCTAGCCCTAAGAATTGATATATCGTCCATTTGTGTACCTCCTGGGTAATCGTTGTGTTACATGAAGGTATGGGATACTGTTTGTACTATATTCCTGTTAAATTTAGGCAAAAGAAAAACCAGACATATCATGTCCGGCTAAATAGCTTTCTCCACCAAGGATTATTGCGTTGTTGTGCTTCTTTTATTTCCGTCAGGCGTTGTAATACCTCATTATCTCTCTCCTCTACGCTCCTAGACCTATCCTCTGCTCTCTTATTGTGATCTGTTAGGGTTTGCCTTATACCCTCTATTTCCTCTTGTAATTCAAGGATTAGCTCGTCCCTCCTGCTTAACTCCTGCTGAAGCATAACTCTTAAACTATGCACTAAATCTTCTTGTTGCGTTGCCTCGGTGTTGTTGTCCGGTTCTTGCGTAACAATATCGGTTGTTATATTAACTCCATACCTTTTATCTAGCACCTCTACTATTTGATCATGGTCTAATTTCTTGACATATGATGCCTTGATAACATTCAATATCTCCACAGTGGAGGACTTTTCGAACTTAGTAGTTTTTCCTTCTCCTTGAGTGCGAAAATATTGGAGGTAAGTATCCTTGTAATAACGACAGGTGCTTATGTTTATGTCCGTAAGTTCGGAGCATTGTTTAAGGGTTAAGTACATGATTTATTCCTCCTTCGATAGTATAAATATGGTCCAATTTATGGTATAATGTAAGTGTGGGATAGTGAATGCATCACGACAAGCGAGTTTCCTAGCTCGTTTCCCACTCTAAACAAAACTAGGAAAAAGAAAAACCTTTAGGAGGGTTAATTTTTATGCCCGAAACCAAGGTATGTAGTAGGTGTAAGCGTAGTCTTCCGGCTGATAAACTTCATTTTTATCCCGCAAGCAATACCAAGGACAAGTTTCATTCTGCGTGCAAAGAGTGTGAAGGTCACAGATTTACGCAACCAAGGGTTATGAAGAATGGCTATATGATATGTTGTAAATGTGGGAAAGGGTTTCCATCGACAAGTGAATATTTTTCTAAGAAGAAAACTGCGAAAAGTGGTCTTAATGGCCGGTGCAAAAGCTGCGAGTCCAGCGCGCATAAAGCATACTACGAGAATAATAAGTCGTATATCTTAGCATCTGTCAAGAGGTATCGGGAGATAAATAAAGAAGAGAGAAGGGAATACTATAGGGCTAATAAGCAGAGAAAATTAATAATGGTCAAGCAATGGCAAAGGAAAAATAAGGTACGCAGGGCAACTAATAATAGATTGTGGAAAGCGGCCAATATGGAGAAGATGCGCGTATACAGACAAACTAGGAGGGCAAGGAAAGAAAATTTACCATCTTCCTTAACGGTCGAGGAATGGATAAATATAAAAGCGGAATTTGAAAACAGATGTGCTTATTGCGGAAAAGACACACCACTAACCCAGGATCACTTTATCCCCTTATCTAAGCACGGGGAGTACACTCGTGATAATATAATTCCGGCTTGCCCAAGTTGTAATAATGGCAAAAATGCAAGTAATCCATTCGAGTGGTATCCGATGCAATCGTTCTATAGCAAAGGTAGGGAATCTAAAATATTAAAGCATCTAGGATATAAGAATAACAAGCAACAACTGAGCTTGTTTTAGCGCGACTCGCTTCATAGATAGAATTTCTCATACTTATCTTTCTTAGCTGTTTTTCCAGTTTCCTTTTCTTTCTTTTTATATTTTCTTTTATTAATACTGTTAGTATTGGAATTGTTAGTATTAGTGTCCTCATTTACCGTATCCCCATTTACTGTATCCCCAAATTTAGGACATGGTTCCGTGTCCTCATTTCTAGGACGCGGTTCTATTTTAGTGTTCAGAATGTAGATATTGTGGCTGAATTTACCAGACTCCTTAACGCGCTCAACCGTTATGTATCCATGCTCATCTAATAACTTAAAGTGTTTGTAATAGCGAGTTTTACACATGCAAAGATCGTAGATGATCTTGGATACGCTTGGAAAAGCACTGCTCCCTGCCCCGGCATAGCTTGCGAAATAAGCATAGATGCACTTTGCCTCCGGTGTTATCCTACGATCCTGCATGAGTAACTTAGGGATATTTCCAAATCCTTTAGAGTTGATACCTACTACTTTTAGTATGTCCTTATCTTTTTGCACGACAAAACCCCCCGTCTAATCAAAATCATACTAGACGGGGTTCCTATCTTGTGTTAGATTATTACTAACAGCATAGAGAACCCCTTGTGGCCCCCTGAACGAAATCTTTGGTCGGATGCGTTCAGGGGGTTCTAGTATTTCTCCCTAATTCGACAGGTTCAACAAATTATCCTTCAAAATAATCACCCGAAAAAATAAGTAACAAACTCATAGAGGTAAAGCGGGTCGAGTATAGTTAGTTCGTCATCCACTACTATCCACTTAAAGAATCCTGCTAAATCGCGTTCAACAATCATTTGCAAAACTTCCTTTCTTACCCTATAATACAATACATTTCCCCTGCCTTCAGGGGGTCTTTATGACCATAATTACGACTAGATATCCTCCTATATCTAAAAATGCGCAAAAAAAAGTGAGCATCCGATGTATTGCGATTGGATGCTCACAAAAATATTCACTTAGACTTCATTTTTTTGATCGACTCCAGAAGATCACGAAGAAATTCGGGGTCTATTTTTTCGTTGTAAAGCTGTCTGGCTAACATAGCGTAAGGTAGACTCTCTTGTTTAGCAAAAAACTCAACCAGATCCTCCGGAAGGTCAACATTGTTAAGCTCAACCAACTTACGAAGAGACATAATATTATTGTCTAACAGATATGCCGAGTCAACACCCAATGCCTTGGCTACCTTCTCTAAGGCTCTGATTGACATGTTGCATTTACCGTTTTCCGTGTCTGATAGATAAGACAAGGAAAGACCTGTTCTTTTGTGCAGCTCAGTCAAGGATATATCCCTTATCTTTTCTCTAACATACTTTATCTTGTGGCCGTAGTCCATCAATCATCATCCTATCTAAAATAAGTTGTAAGATTGTAGTTTCTCCTTTTATACATTCGTTATTCTCGAATAAACATATTACATAATAACTAATATTTATGAAACAAAGCTTGATTATTCGAGATATTCGAAGTATACTATATATATGTTATGGAATAGCTTACCAGAACTACTCCATAACAATTATTTCGTATAAGGAGGTGAAGACGTTGACAATCGGCAGCCAAATTCGAAAATGTAGAAATATGAAAAAATGGACACTAAGTCAGCTTGGAGAACGCGCAAAGCTGAGAGAAAGCACTCTGAGTGAAATAGAGAACGGAAAGCACGGCCCGAGCGTGAAGTCGCTCAAACGGGTTGCCGAAGCTCTTGAGGTCGAAGTTGGGTATCTATTTCAGGCAGAGTAATATTTTTTATTTCTTTCAAAAAGTTCTTTAACCTTAAACAAGCCTTCCAATTGCACTTACCACGCAAGCAGAAGGTAAACATTATTGAGGTTATAGCGTTTTGACGCACTTCCAGTCCATCAATATTACCAGTATTGATAAGCCGAAAGTACGTCGATTGAGCAACCACGCTCTAATTAATTTCTCGTCCCACCACAGAACGATTAGCCATTTCCAGTGGCTAGATCAAACACTACCGTAGTCCAAAGGGCTTGTTTGCTACGCTCTTGTTTAACTGTGTTTAATATACATCATTCGGACTAGCTTTACAAGAGGTTTTTCAATTAATTTATGACATTTTTGCAAAAAAGTATTAGAAAATGAATGTTTTGGAATCGTTTCGTCAAGGAGGTGAAGACAACGGAGAGGGAATTAGTAAGCGAATTCAAACGACTGACGGGTTTCAATGGAGGAAGTATTGCCGAAAGGTACGGAGTTAGTAGGCAGTTCGTTCATCAAGTGCTCAATAATCACTCGTTGACGCATAAGGCGAGTTCAGCTTTCTTCTTAAATGCGATGATCGGAGAAAAAATTTCAACGCTGAAAAAGCAGGTGCAGGACTTAGAGTTTTTGCAAATCAGTATCGAGGGCAGCGTAAATAACGTAATGGCTAAGGAGGATTTAGATTGAGCATTCGTACTGAAAATTGGCTAGGCCATGAAATTAGATTCGTAGAAAAGAACCCTAGTGATTGGTGGGCGGTACTAGCCGACGTAACGACAGCTGTGGAATTATCAGCCAAGGGAGTTAAACAGAGATTACCAAAGGAGGTAATTTCAAATTACCCCATCCTCGATACCCTCGGAAGAATTCAAGACATGATCATCGTCAACGAATACGGAATTTACGAGACAGTATTTGAAAGCCGCAAAAAGGAAGCCAAGGAATTCAAGCGATGGGTTTTTGAAATGCTCAAGCAGCTTCGTCAAGCTACCAATCTAGAAGGCTTCCAAATCTTCCGTATGCTCGACAAGGAACACCAACGCGAAGCCATGACTCAACTTAAGGTTAATTTATCTCAACCTATCAAAGTTGACTACATCAAAGCCAACACCGTTGCCAATAAAACGGTATCAACAATGTTTGGTTATCCAAAGATGATCAAGAAGGATGAAATGACTCCTGAAATGTTAGTACAACGTCAAGAAGTCCTTGGCGAAACCGTAAACCTTATGGGAGTTAACGAAAAGTTTAATTTGGATCTTTCAATTAGCAAGACGGTTCAGGGAAAGTATTTGAATTAGGTGGACAAGCCTAAACAGGAAGTGATTAGAATCGAAATTAACCTTGACGACGAAAAACCCTTATCCGAAGAAAGCAGAATCAATCTAATAGATGGCGCAGTAAAACACAGGACGGAAACCGAAAACATACCAAACCTAAAGGGATTCACGGATTATTTACTTAGGACAGTCATGAATGACGAATGCCTAAAGTGCATACGAAGTAAACCAAACTTTGGAAAGTGTTATGGGAAAGTAGGCGGTAATCCCTGCTTGGTATTCAAAGAAACAAAGGTAGTTCATTTTTAAGAGAAAGAAGGTAATCAAATTGAAATCTAATAATCCAGCAAACCAAATCAGTCAATCCGCTAAAGCTTGGGGACAATCTTATTGGGAGTACATGGAGATCAAGTTCCCTGGTTGCGTTCGTACCTATGTTTGGGGTGGCAAGAAGGAAACGCGCAAGGAGAAGCGCGAGACTGAGAACAAGATCATTTCATTTCTCGGTAGCTCGGGTAACCCCATGGCGAGGTTGTTCTCTCAAATGCGGAACTTGATTGGGAAGAGGAGTGCTTATTGATGATGTTTCCGTCCGACTCATGGGGTAAGCTCGGTGCTACATGGACATCTAGTAGGCCAGTTATGGTTCCAGTAAAGCCAAACCGCAAGAAGAACCGCAAGTTGGCTAGGCAAATGCGAAGAATAAAGGGAGGCACGAAGCAAGCAGAGCAAGTAAAATCTTCCAAACTAACATTGTGCATCCCTAGATTTAATTTAGTTATCGGAAATGGCGACGTTAGGTTTTGTTGTAATTGCGCCAATACCTGGAACCCGAATGAATTTCCTTGCAAAAAGTGCTTTGAACTAAGACCTTTCGACACCGGAACGAGCTATTTCTTGCCAAAGGAGTGATAGCCATTCACCACCAGAAAGGGGCAAGTCTATTGCGTAAAGATCAAGCCAGAAGGCTAAGGTATCAGGAAGCTCAGCGCATCAACTCGAAGTCCATTCCAAATTTTAAGGATGTTCTGAAGTCGGTGCAGTTAACCGAGGGCCAGTTGAAGATTTTTACTAGTAAGTTGATTAAGTAGGAGGGACAAGCTAATGAAAAAATATGATTTTCAAAAAGCAAAGGCGATAATAGCTAAACTTGGTGGCGATATTGTAACTGCTAGTTTAGGCATGAATGAGGATGCGTTCTGGACCATGGAGACTGTTTACGAAAACGGAAAATATACGCGCGAGTTAAACGAAGGCGACGAAATAGCTGGAATATCCGGTTCATCTTGGGCAACTCCGGTGTTAGAGGTTGAGCTTAAAGATGGGAGAACAGAAGTATACGCATGTTTCAGTGGGGAGAGTTTAGGTTCAATAAGAAAAGATTTCTCGTCAAGCTTAGGTTGCCTGTCTGGTCCATGTCAGGTGGAGAGAGAAGGAGTCGAGATAAAGGAGTTCGCTCTTTAAAACTAAGGAGGGATGCCAAATGACTAGACAGAAAGCCCAAACTTGTCTTTGCGGAAAAGAAGTCAACCTACCCGATGGTGAGGTAAAAACAACCTGCTCATGCGGTCGTTCATGGGAAATTAGCACAGGAGGAGTTTTGTTCACAAATCTGATGTTCCCATTTTGCCAGGGAGAATGTTCCAGGCAGACGAATGTGCCTATTGTGGCAAAGGCTGAGCGAGTTAGAAATAAGCGGAAGAGGAAGGCGATGAGAGGGTGATTTAACTTGAAACGCATATTAGATGCGTGCTGTGGGAGCAGAATGTTTTGGTTCAATAAATCCAACGACGATGTGGTTTATATGGATAATCGCCAAGTAAGCGACACGTTATGCGATGGAAGAAAGTTGGAAGTTAATCCTGATATAGTAGCTGATTTCAGAAATATGCCATTTGACGATAACTCGTTTTACTTAGTTGTTTTTGATCCGCCACATTTGCTAAAGGCTGGGGAAAATTCATGGCTTGGTAAAAAATATGGAATACTTGGCCAAGATTGGAGAAGTGATATAGCACAAGGTTTTAGAGAGTGTATGCGAGTGTTAAAACCAAATGGGACACTTATATTCAAGTGGAATGAAGACCAAATTCCATTGAAAGACGTAATGAAGTGCTTAAACGAAAAGCCTCTTTTTGGAAATAGGAGAAGCAAGACCCATTGGTTAGTTTTTATGAAGTAAGGAAGGCGATGAAATGCTAAAAAGAATCTGGAACCAACTCCTTAAATTCAAGTGGTTCAATCGCGAAGTCCAAGCCTATAAAATCGAGCAAGAAAAGAAGCTCATCAAGGAGCGTATCGAACGCAACAAGGCTGATTTTACCGAGCTGATGCGGTGTGGAAATACGGTTCGGAGCGAGGATAAGGACGATGAGAGAATGTCTGCTGTCGTGGTTGATTACGTTGGCCGGGGGAGAGTTGGGGAGCCGTTTAATCCGGTGTTCTCCAGGATGGACTGTGTAAATTGGGCAGAAAGGAGCAATCACCATGACAACATTTGACCAAGAACTATCCTCATCCCTCCAAACTCTCCAAATCCCTACTCACATGAAGGGTTACGCCATGATCACGACCGCGATGAATCTCATCAACTCCAAGCCATCCTATATTCAAAGCATAGTCAAGCTGTACACCAAAACTGGCGAACTTCACAAAGCTTCTCCGCGCTGTGTAGAGGGAAATATCCGTAACGCTCTGCAATGTGCCAAGTCTGATTTTCATGTACAGTTCGATGTTTTAGGCACGAATAGGGAGCTTTGCACGATTGAGTTTCTGGCGACATTGTATCGGGCGGTAACGATTAAGGCGGCAGATAGGGAGGAATTATGTCCAAGATAATTCTGGATTTATGTGGGGGAACCGGTAGCTGGTCTAAGCCGTACAGAGACGCAGGGTATGACGTGCGAATAATTACTTTCCCGGAACACGATGTGAGGGATTACGCGCCTCCTGAAAATGTATACGGGATATTAGCTGCTCCACCATGCGATCATTTTAGCGTTATGAGGTGCAATACAGCCAAGATTCCAAGGGACATAGACGGAGCATTATCAGTTGTAAAAGGATGCCTAGATATCATATTTCAGTGCAAACCGGTCTTTTGGGCATTAGAAAACCCACAAGGAATGCTAAGAAGATTCTTAGGCAGACCACCTTGGCAGTTTCAACCCTTTGAATTCGGGGATCAGGCAAGTAAAAAGACCGATATTTGGGGTTACTATAATATTCCTAAAAAGAACCCTGTGGAACTAACTAGCAAAACGATTGAGCATCAGAAAAAGCACCATATTCATATTTTCCCTACCGCAAAGGAATATCCAGGTGTTAGTCGCGCTGGTAGGAGAGCAATCACGCCACCCGGTTTCGCTCAAGCATTTTTCAAGGCTAATCAATAAAAAGGAGGAAGCAAATGGAAAAGCTGACAAAAGATCAACTCTCTGCAATTCAAAACTTAACCGACAGCCCATTAATCTCTCAGGCGAGCTACGACCGTCATTCTAACACTCTAATGCGCGTCACGGTCATATCATCCATAGATGCCGATTGGAATGGCGTAGATGCCCTGCTGAATGCGATATTTCCCGACTTAGAATATCGCGGAAAGGCTGGGGTTGAGGTTAAGGATGGAATTATGTCGGAGTATTATTCCATTGATGTTGATGGGGAAACCCTCATAAATCTGTGCATGAAAAAGACTCTCGTTGGCGCGAGAGCCGAAAAGGAAACTACTCAAGGCTATATTACTATAAAAATTGATGAATTGGAACTGACTGGGCCGTGTGAATCTTTTGTTTAAAGGGAGAGAGTGGTTTAGGGAGTTCAAAGAACAAGATCATGAGCATGGTGAAATATTAGAAGAGTTCGAGGACGAAGAGGAACCAGAGGAGGAAAGCAATGAAAATTATTACACTCCAATCACTATCCCTTAAAAACTTCAAAGGCGTAGAGGATTTTACTCTTGAGTTGAACAGTAAAAACGCTGACATTTTCGGCAAGAACGCAACAGGTAAAAGTACGCTTTTTGACTCTAGCCAGTGGTTACTTTTTGGGAAAGATTCATCAGGTCGCACAGATTATCAGATTAAGCCGCAGGATGAAGATGGGAACGAACTACATCACCTGGATTGCATTGTCGAGGGAATTTTCCTTGTCGATGGCAACAAGCTCAAACTCAAGCGTCAACTCTCTGAAAAATGGGTGAAGAAACAGGGAACCCAAGTAAAAGAGTTTACTGGCAATGAAACAAAGTATTGGGTCAACGATGTCCCGGTAAAAGCCAAGGACTACGTTCTAGAAATCAACCTTCTCGTAAAGGAAAACATCTTCAAACTCCTAACGAACCCCCTCTATTTCAACACGAATGAGAAGGGTTTTGGATGGCAAGAACGGCGCAAAATCCTATTTGAGATATGCGGAAATATATCCGATTCGGATGTTATTGACTCGTTAGTTACTATTGGCGATAAAAGTATGCTAGACCTGCAAATGGTCATCAACTCCGGCAGAACAATTGAGCAACACAAGTTGGTCGTTGCCGAGAAGATTAAAAGCACTAAATCCCAAACGGATGGGATACCAAGTCGGATCAACGAACAACAACGCAATATCACGGAAGATGTCACTGATTATGTGGCTATAGAAACCTCACTACAGGAGCGGAAAGCCGCCTTACAGGCTATTGAACTAGAACTAGCTACGAACTTACAGGGAGCTAGTTTATACCGCCAGAAACAGCAACAGGCGTATAAGCTGCAAGGCGAGTTGGATGCTCGAAAGAAGGAATTAGATACCGATACAGGGGCTGGGCTAAAGAAGTTGGTTGATGAAAAATCTAGCCTCGTTAATGAAAAATATTCCATTTCCAATGAGGTTGCGCACCTTGGTTCTCGATCACTTCTGAGAATTTCGGAGTTAGATACGCTTGAGGGTAAAATCATTAAACTTCGCAATAAATGGAAAGAGGAAAGTAAAAAACAATTTGTTCTCCCTGATGGATTCTTTTGCTCAATTTGCGAACAACCTTTACCGGAAGATCAAGCCCAGGAAAAAACCAGCAAGATGAAAGATAACTTCAATAAGAGTAAGGAACAAATATTATCCTCTATTAGTGGGGAGGGAAAAAGCTATGCAGATAGGGTAGAAGTTCTTAATAAAGAAAAGGAATCGGATGCCGCAAGCCTTACCGCGCTAGAAGAATCACTAAAACGAATCAATGACCGCCTTGCCGGACTTGAAACCCTAATTGAAACTGAACAAAGGCCCTGCGAGGAACCTAATTACTATCTTGATGAACAATACAGAGTCCTCTTTGACCGACTTAATGAGCTTAGAACCGAACTGGACAAGCCCATCGAGGACACAACTACCGAACTTCTAGCTAAAAAACAAGAAGCAACTTCCTTGACCGAGTCCCTGAACAAAACTCTCAATCAGAAGGAAGTAGCCGAGAAATCCAAGATTCGTATTAATGAACTCAAGGCCGAAGAAAGCAAATTGGCTGGGGAACTAAACAGCTACGAGCGTCAAGACTATCTAATTAAACAGTTCACAACTGCCAAGGTGGAGATGCTTGAGGATAGCATAAACAACCGATTCAAGACGGTTAAATTCAAACTGTTCGACACACTGAATGATGGAACTGAAAAAGAAGTTTGCCGGACGTTGGTTAATACGAACGGGGTTTTGGTTGAGTTTGATGGGGCTAATAATGGTGGCAAGATTAATGCCGGGATCGATATTATCAATCTTCTGTCAGAGTTTTACGAAGTATCATTGCCGTTATTTATTGACAATGCGGAGTCGTTGACAAGCTTTGTTGGTACAAATTCACAGGTTATCAAGTTAATTGTGAGTGAATCTGATCCTATTTTGAGAGTGGAGGTTGCTTGAATGAAAAAGTTTTTAACAGTTGTAACACAACGGAATGATTACAGAACCAAGCAGGTTCTTTATATTGACACCGATGAACAGCTAGGGGTTTATGACTTATCTGAATGCCCCGAGGACGCAATTATTGGACGCGACCTAGTGGACTGTGACGATATTGCTAAGTATATCAAGATGGGCGCAATGTTTGCGAGAGAAGGATTCAGGTTAGTAATTAATTCGGAAAAAGTAGATGACTTAGAAGAATTCGACATTGAAGAGTATTTAAAGAAAGTGGAGGCACAACAATAATGACAACAGATATAGCGGTAAAAGAACAACCCATGTCAGAGCGGTTCATGCTTAAGGTAACGGCATTATTTAACACAAATGTTGGTGATATAGCCTTGACTAATTTCCAGAAACGCTTAGCTCAAAACTATTTCATCGTTGCGGATAACGTCCTGAAAAAAGCAGAAGAAAAGCGGATGAAGAAGTCGGAGGATTACAGAGATCCACTTCCTTATACATGGGCGAATGTCAATATGGAGGAACTTGCCGAGAGTGTTGTGGCGGCAGCTAGGGTTGGATGGGACCCCACGCAAGACAATCACGTTAGCCTTATTCCATTTAAACAAAACGGGGTCAACAAGTACGGAATAACCTTCATGCCTGGATATAAAGGTCGTCAACTAAAAGCCGTAAAATATGGTCTAGATGTACCGGATAGCGTCATTGTTGAGCTTGTTTATTCCACCGACAAGTTCAAGTCCCATAAAAAGGACCACAAAAACACGATAGAACATTATGAATTTGATATCCTAAATGACTTTGAGCGCGGTGAGATTGTCGGCGGATTCTACTATCATATTTTCTTTGATCATCCTGAGAAAAACAAACTCGTTGTTTTCTCACTGAAAGACATCCTGAAAAGAAAGCCGGACAAGGCATCGGCAGAGTTTTGGGGTGGAGAAAAAACGGTTTATGAAGATGTTTTAAAGGATGGGAAAGTGGTATGGAAGGATGGAAAAAAAGTTCAAAAGAGGGTACAGATACAATCTGAGGGCTGGTATGAAAAAATGTGCTACAAGACGGTGTTTATTGCCGCCTACAAAGATATTACCATCGATAGCCAGAAGATTGACGACGATTTCCTCAGACTTAATCAACTTGAAAACGACTTTAAAGAAGTTGAGGTTGAGCGCGAGATCGCCGAAAACGCTAACGGTAATGTAATCGACATCGTATCCGAGGATGTTCCAAATGACCACGAATCAAGGGAAGGTATTACCGATGCCGAGATAGTTGAGATGGATAAGAAGGCCGAGGAAGAACGAGCTGGAAAACCATCCGATGGCCCGGGGTTTTAGGGTATGAATCTGAAGGTTATCGGAAGTTCTAGTAAGGGAAATGCCTATATTCTGGAAACACCAACCGGAAAACTTCTCCTAGAGTGTGGATTTTCAAACTTTAGAATCATCAAAGAGGCATTGAATTACGACTTAAAAAGTGTACAAGCATGTCTACTCACACACTCTCATTCCGACCATTCCGCATCTATATACTATGTCTGCAGAAATGGTATTGATATCTATATGACACAAGAAACGGCAGATACAACCGGTTCGAAAGGTCATCGTGTAAATATTATCGAGGTAGGTAAGCAGTTTGAGGTGGGGGACTTCATCGTCCTCCCCTTCCCCACCGAGCATGACTGCCCAGGCGCGGTAGGTTATCTAATCCAGTACAAGCCAACTGGCGAGAAAATGCTCTTCGCAACTGACACGTACTTTATAAGAAATCGTTTCAATGGATTAAATTATGTCTTAATAGAATGTAACTACTGTAAAGACACGCTAGATGCAAATATTGAAGCAGGATACATTCAATCTAGTATGAAAAACAGATTATTAGAGAGTCATTTTTCACTGGAACATGTCAAAGAATTCTTATCTGCTAACGATTTGTCGCAAGTTAGGAAGATTGTCTTATTACATTTGTCCTACAACAACTCGGATGCAGAAAGAATGGTCAAGGAAATAACAGAGTTGACTGGTAAGGATACAGAGATTGCGGAGGCCGGTAAAAATATACCATTGGAACTTTATCCATTTTAAAAATAAAGGGCAACTAACCCCCGCCAACCAAAGGAGGAAGGAAAATGCAAAGTACAGTAAAACTCATAATTGATCCAGCTATTTTCGAAAAACTCTACATGTCCGGAAAGACTGATGACGCAATAGCAAGAGTTATCAACTGCAGTAACGTCAGGATACACAAAGAGCGAATTAATTTGAAGTGGCCTAGCAATCAGGGGTTATTCAGTTGGCAGAGGAAGCTAAGAAGAAGCGAGTTCGAGCGAATCCCGGCGAAGTATCGGTATGAGAATTAAGGAGGTAAATGCATGAAAATAAACTTTCTCAAAATTAAAGGATCATGGCAAGAGGTTAAAGATGCTGCGATGACCACTATCGACAAGGATGCAGGAGCAAACCCTACAAGCGAATGGAAAAGGAGAATGTTGCTTTGCGAACACTCTCCGATAAGAAAAATACTTATCAAGTGGAAATGGGATAATCTCCTGTGGTGGGTTCAGACGCATTTTACTAGGCATCATGTCGGAATAGAATGGCACGTAAGCACCAGCAGGACGGATAGGACAGGCATAAGCAGGGATGAGGTAGGTTCGCAAGCTAATCTTATTTCTGTCGAAGGAGAGGCTAACGCACAGGCTATTATTAATATATCAAGAAAACGTCTATGTAATTTGGCAAGTTCGGAAACAAGAGTCGCATGGAGAACATTTTTATGGGAACTGGCAAGAGATGAACCGGAGCTAGAAATGGTAAGCGTTCCCGATTGCGTTTACCGAGGTTATTGCTACGAATACAAGAGTTGTGGATACCACAAGACTCCTGATTATCAAGTTGAGTTAGCGAGATATAGAAAGGGGATAAATCAATGAAACAACTAGGGATTTCAGTAACAATGGACAGTTTCGGAAGAATCACAATACCAAAATCACTAAGGATTTCAATGGGATACGAGCCGACCACACCCTTAGAAATGTTATCGGATGGAAAAGAATTGCGTATTCGCAAGCATTTTACCGGCTGCATGTTTTGCGGATCTGACGATAAGGTTGTGGCATGGCATGGGGATAAGGTTTGCAGGGCATGCGCGAGTGATATTTTAGCGAAGAGTGTGAAGGAGAGTGTTGAGGGATGAAGACTTGGAAAATGATCAAGGAGTTAACTGAAAATCCAAAACTTAAATTTCATTGCATAAATAAAAATGGCGTTGGTGGGTATGACGTTTAGTTGGACGAACGTGGGAAATTATCAATAGAGAGTGGTGCTTATACTGTCTATGTATTTGACAGGAACGGCGAGGATGTTGAATGGGAGATAGTCAGAAAATCTGTCGATTTCATGACCGCTGCAAATAGCGGGAAGAGAATACGTCCAGATGATGAGCCGGCAAAAATTCACGGCTTTAATGAACTAGGTTACTGGTCGTTAAACATTGATAGGATCAATGGTAAATGGCTAGTCGAGTAGTAAAAAAATAAGCCAGACGATGATTATCTCTGGCTTTCCTTCTCCTTATTATATTTCCTTAAAAAATCCTTCAAAATATTGTTTAACTGCTGACTAAATGAACGGTCCTGCTCCTCCGCAATCTGTGCAATCTTATCGTTTATATCCTTGTCGATGGAAATAGAAGTCTTAACCTTTTCTGATTTATCAGACATAAAACCACTCCTTTTATATTTAATTGTAACATAGTATGTCCATTGCGACCATTAATATATTCAGGAGTAGCTAAAAGTATTCATATGTGGTATAATTATAAGGTAGTAAATAGGGAGGTGACAAGAAATGGCTAAGGTAAAAACATCAATATCGTTAGAGGAAGAGGTCTTCAGAAAGCTGTCCGACATGTCCACGAGGGGAGATAGGTCAATATCCGGTCAAGTTTCGCATTTAATAAAGAATAGCGAAGAAGAACAAGATTACAAAAAGGAAGAGGTTCAAATTGGCGATTGATGCGTACTACTTCTCTCATGATTCAAATGCTAAGGATGATCCTAAATGCGTCCTCTTGATAGAGCAGTTGGGACTCGAGGGATACGGAATTTATTGGGTATTAATCGAAATGTTAAGGGACCAGCCGGGGTACAAATATCCGTTAGCCCTAATTCCCGCAATATCAAGAAGATATAACACAACAAGCGAAAAGATGAAGACTGTCATTAGTAATTATGGGTTATTTGAAATTGACGAGAATGACTTCTTTAGTATTTCGCTCCTTAAAAGAATGGAACATTTAGATAACAAAAGGATTCAAGCGTCTATAGCTGGTAAGGCATCTGCTCAAGCTTGGAGAAGGGCCAACGGACGCTCAACGGACGTTCAACAGGAGTCGGACGATGGTTCAACTATTAAACCTAACGTAACTACACCAAATGAAATTAATACTTCTTGTCCGACAAACAAGTTTGCAGACGAGTCGATTGAATTTATCTTAGCCTGTGAGCTTTATAATTTAATGTTATCCAATAACCCTAAACTCAAAGAACCAAACTTTCAGGCATGGGCAAAAACATTTGACTTAATAATCAGGAGAGACAAAAAAAGCGTTGAGGATATTAGGTTAATTATGAATTGGAGCCAGAAGGATGCCTTTTGGTGTACCAATATACTTTCTCCAGACAAATTAAGGAAACAGTTTGAGCAACTAACACTAAAGAGAAAAGCGGAAAGCAAAAAACAAATAGTAACAGACAGGGATTATAGCAAGGTTAAATTATAAGGATGTGGTGAAAAGTTGGAGCCTTTAGAGTTTGCCAGAAGATACTTAGGTGAATTTAAGCAACACGGAAACGAGATTATTCCAACTTACTGTCCCCATTGTCACGGCGGGGTGCACAAGGATAAGTTTTCATGGGCCTTAAACGTGGACAAGCTCACATATAACTGCAAAAGGGGAAGTTGCGGAAAGCAAGGTCACTTCTCCCAATTGTGCAAGGAGTTTGGGGAATCTTACACAAATACGAATTACGAAATGAGAAAGCCACTAAAAAAGTCATTCAAGAAGCCCATAACCATCGTAGATCCTGCAAAGAAGAAGATTGAGGACTATTTATCACTCAGAGGGTTTACGAAGCCTACATGGGAACGTAGGGGATTAGGCGAAGTAAATGGGGCTATAGCATTTCCGTACTACGTCGATGGCGAATTGGTCCTGATGAAATTCCGCAAGCCAGAGAAGTACGATGGCAATGGTCAAAAGGCATGGAGGGAAGAAGGTGGTCAATCAGTACTATGGGGAATGGACTTATGTGCCTTTGATAAACCATTGGTCATTGTAGAAGGGGAAATGGATGCGCTCGCACTCGATGAAGCAGGGGTGCAAAATGTGGTCAGTGTGCCGAGTGGGGCCAATGATTTAAGTTGGGTTGAGAATTGCTGGGATTGGCTGGATAAGTTCGGCAAGGTAATCATTTGGGGAGATAACGACGATCCCGGGCGCAAGATGGTCAGGGATATAATACCTAAAATTGGAGCATGGAAATGTTTTGTGGTCGATACTACGCACCAGGACGCAAATGTCAGTTTAGCTAAGGATGGAAAAGATAAAACGGCTGAATGCGTGAGGAACGCAAGAGGGATACCCATAAACGGATTAATAGATATGGCTGACATAGTTCCAATTGATCTTACTAATTTAGAACGGGCTAGCTCCGGGATACCTGCAATAGCTCATGCCATAGGTGATTTCCTGATGGGTGAAGTTTCGGTATGGACAGGAAGAAGCGGTCAGGGCAAGTCAACATTTTTGGGTCAAGTGATGATTGAGGCAATTAACGAAGGAAGGTCAGTATGCGCCTACAGTGGGGAACTTAGGGCGGATCGCTTTCAGTATTGGATTAATCTTCAGGCAGCAGGGCGAAAGAATATTGAATACTTCTTTGACAGAGTGAAGGATAAAAAGGTCGGGTTTCTTACATCGGAAGTAAATAACAGGATTAAGGAATGGTATCGAGGTAAGTTTTGGCTTTATGACAATAATGTGAATGCTGAGAATAGCGAAGAGGCAGGAATAATTAAACTCTTCACGTATGCAGCCCGAAAGTATGATTGCAAAGTTTTCTTAGTTGATAATCTCATGACCTCTAAATTTGACACCGGAAAGTCGGAAAATGACTATTACCGGGCGCAATCTAACTTCGTTGGAGAACTGCTTCATTTTGCCAAAACATATAACGTGCATGTTCACTTGGTAGCGCACCCTAATAAGGGTAAGGGAAAGCTAGAAAAAGAATCGGTATCAGGGACAGGGGATATTACAAACCGAGCCGATAATGCTTTTTCTGTAGAGAGGGTAACTGATCCAACGTTGGGGTGTGATGCAATTATAAACATAATGAAAAACCGTTCAGACGGGGTGCAAGACTTGGAAATAGGATTAAGCTTTGATCCTGACAGTAAAAGGTTTTGGCAACCATCAGACCCGATTGGATTTATGAAAAAGTATGGATGGGAAAATAATCATGTACTCGGAACAATTGTAGAAGAAAATGCAACCTGGTAATAAAGGGGTAATCGAAATGACAGAACCGGAAAACTTATGGTCAACCCTGGATAATGACAGAGATAAAGAACTTTACATGACAGCGTTTTGGTTTGGCGTTAATGCTGGCAAGGACTTGGAAAACAGAATAAGGGAGATGGAAACCGGATGGATAAAAGAAAGGCTTGAAGGAGTGGTAAATCGTGAAGGATGAGGAATTCGAGGAGATCATGAAGGATATAGCGAGATTGGTCGGCGTGCTGAAGAAAGCTGAGAAGAAATAAGGAGGAACCCAAATGCGAACAACCTTCAACGAAAAAATAGCCTTACAACTCTACAACTCTGGCAAAAACGATACCCAAATAGGTGAAGTTGTAGGAAAAGCCTCTAACACTATTGCACAGTGGAGGCATAGGAAGAAGCTTCCTGTCAACATTGGTAACTTGGCTGACGGGACATACCAAACCGGGGTGAATTATCGCGATGTACTGGAACCGGGACAGGTGGATGATATGAGCACGTTTCTTATTCACTTGCTCAGGGCCGGAAAACAAGCTGTGAGGGCAGGGGTTAAACCGGATGTCATGGGATTTATGGAGGTTTATGCTGGCAGAACTAAGATGTGGTCAGAGGAAAGACGGAGCGAGAAGAGGGGGATGGTGGCGAGATGAGTAAATTAACTAGGGATGAGATTATGGCTAGATGGGATGCGTCCACATCGAGGGAACGCGATGCTTGGGTGGCTAAAAAGGTAATGGGATTAACGATGTCCGAACTGTCCATGAATTCGTATCCCAAGGTGGTTAACCCGAACAATGAGGCATATATAATGGCGGTTGATTATTACTCAACCGAGATATCCGCAGCCATGGAAATAGTTGAAAAGCTAAAACATACTGAAGGGTTTAAATACTTCTGCGTTTCCATGATGGAAGGTGGAAAATTAACCGTTGGATTTATTTTAGGAGAAAAAACAAGCGGAACGGAACCGATGTTGTCTTTATCTGAGGGAATATGTAAGGCTGCGCTATTGGTTATGGAGGGTAAGGGATGAAAATAGAGTGCATCAAGGATGTAATTATGAATATTACTTCGGACAAGGCATTTACCGCTGGTTTAACGTACGAAGGATACCGCCACACAAACCCTGATTCTTTCGACGAAACTCTTTGTGCTAAGAATAATTTCGGAATGGGGCATCATATCAAGGATTATCCAGACTTAGGGGATAACGAATTTTTTGATAAACATTTTAAGATAGTCAGTGAACCAAACTACTTCGACGAAGCCCGAAAACTCCTCCCCCTCTCAAACTGCCTAAAACGTCACTACGCCTGTGTAATTGTTAGGGGTGGCCACATTATAGCCAAGGGGTACAATAAGTCGCTTACAGGCTGTACTACGTGCGCTAGGGAAGATATTGAGCATAATGTTGGAGACTATGCGGAGTGCAAATCAATCCACGCAGAGCAAATGGCCATGATTGGGACGGAAGAGAGCCTTTATGGTGCTGAGTTATACCTAGTATGCTCGGATGAGGTTGATCCTATACCATGTCCGACTTGCCGGAAGATGATGGATTTCGCGGTGGTAATACAGATCAAAGAGGTGAAATGGTGTGGCAAGAAGTCATTTGGACAAAGAAAAGGCACTACAACTTTGGCTTAACGGATTGCTCGACAAAGAAATTGGCAAAGAGTTAGGATGCAGCGCAAACACTATATGGGCATGGCGAGATAAAAACGATTTGCCGAGTAATGTAGGTATTTTTAGCTGGGATAAAGGCTATCGTGAGGGGGTTGAGAGGGTATGTAATGGATAGGAATCCATACTTGGACGGAACACCGGATGAATTTATCGAAAAGAATCTTGGATTAGCTCGACATATTGCTTGGAAATACGTTAAATCTCGTAAAGATCGTGACCCTGATGATATCCTGAGTGTCGCCAATCTTGGGCTAGTTAAGGCATATCAAGGATTTAATCCAGAGGGAAGAACTGGTCAAGATGGCAAAGAGATTACATTTGCGGCATACGCAGGGAGTACAATTCACGGATTCATCATGACATTCCTTCGCGTTGACCGTCCTATCCACCTCGGGAGAAGAGCTATTGACCTAATCGCTAAGCTAAATTCCGCAGGATTAATCGGGAATGAAACCATTGAGGAAATTGCAATAAAAGCAGGGATTAGCACCAAAGAAGCCACTGAGGCGGTTATGGCAAGTGTTGCGGTTAACACCGATAGCATGGATCGTGAAATAGTCACAGAGGATGGAAATATTACCCTTGGGGATATGTTTGGAAAATGTGACGAGATAAACGAAAGTCAGGAAATAGTTGATGATTTTGTTACACAATTACCACCTAAACTTAAAGAAATATACAGACTACGCATAGTTGGAGAAAAAACGCAAAGAGAAATAGCGGATATCATGGGACTTAGTCAATCGTATATCACTAGGCTTGAAGAAAAACTAATGAAAACAGCGCGTCAATATGGAGATGTGCAAAAAAGATTGGAGGATGAAGCTATGGGAAGAGAAATATCACCTGAGACAAAACTAATGCGCGAGGAAATTGATACCTTCGCTAAATTTGGCGTAATCGGAACTTATGAGGATGTCGCGAATAAGTATGGAGTCGGAAAAAGCACGGCCTATGCTTGGATGAAAAAACTTATGAGTGAAGGGGAGGTGAAGAGGGTGGAGGCAGTTACTGAGGTAAAAGAAATGAAGATGGAAGAGACGACTTTTTTCGAAATACCCAATACACCGGAGAGCTATCAAGCGATAAATGAGGCCGTAGGGGTCACAGAAGGGGTTGTCTTGCCGTTGAAGGTTGAGGGGGTGGAGGAATGTATTGAGGAGGTGAAAGTCGAGCCGGAAAGGGGATATACAGATTGCTTTGGACAATACGATGCTTCCTGCGAATTAACTCCTTGCGGAAGAATTAGTGAATGTAGTTTTGTTAAGGAAAATCCTATTAAGGAAACCAAGGATGATCTCGAAGGATTGGCGGAACCGGAACCGAAGTGGACTCCTGGGTATGCAGGACGTATACCGAGAAGGATGAGCGACGAAGAAGAGAGAAAATTATTAGATGCAATTACAGGTTTAGATACCGAAGAATTGGATGAAGAATTATGGATAACGGTTACTGATGACCTCAAGGGGTTACGCGAACGAATGATTAGGCGAGCTGAAATTAAGTTTAATGAGAGAATTAATCAAATTTTGGGAGGAAAATAAGATGTTGAATGAGTGCGGAACCTGCTGCCATTGGATGATAAAAAGAGTTTGTCCGAGAGAAGCCAAAGGAATTATGGTACATGCAGGTATGCCAGCTTGCGATAAATATTCTGAGCAAGCTTGGTTTACGAAATTAAAACTAGAAAGAGGAATGAAAAATGTATAACAAGGTAGTAGTTGTGGGCCGGCTGACTAAATCGCCTGAGTTAAGGTATACGACAAATGGAAATGCGACATGCAATTTTACTTTAGCGTGCGACCGACAAATGAAGGGTGCAGATGGAAATAAGGAGGTTGACTTCCTGAATGTCTCAGTCCCTCCATTCCGAGGTAAGCTGGCTGAGTTGTGCGCGGAATACCTAGATAAGGGAAAATTGGCATTAGTGGACGGTGCTATGCAGGTTAGAAATTATACCGACAACGATGGTAAAAAACACTACATTACCGAGATTTGCGCGGAAAGCGTGAGGTTCTTGAGTCCCAAGGGTGAGCAATCAAACAATAACAACGCAACAAGTGGAAATCCTTCATACGGCACAGAGGTTAGTATGGACGATGGGGATTCTATCCCGTTCTGATCTAACGAAATAGGGGTGCGCGAAATGTCCACCCCTTAAAAAGAGGAGGAAGCTGGAATGAGTGGAAGAGAGATTAAGTTCCGTGGTAAGCGAATTGATAACGGCGAGTGGATTTATGGGAGCTACCTACATCAGTATTATTCGATTAAAAATCAAGGACTTATTGACGCGATTGCCTACACGGATAGAAATCAGACGTTTCGACCTCAAATAGACCCTAGGGCAGTCAGTCAATTCATTGGCCTACGCGACAACAAGCGAACCGAGGAATATCCAGAGGGACAGGAAGTATACGAGGGAGATATTTTCCGGCATCAGTTCAGCGACAAGATTCGTGGCATCGTAAAGTTTGGCGAATACCAGAACCCCAACGACGATGGGCATGGCGGCCATGTTGGTTTTTATGTTGACTGGAAAGGGGATAACGGATTGTACCGGAAGGATTTAGCTTATTGGGTGAAAGTGTCGCGTGTGATCGGTAATATTTATGAGAATCATGAGCTTATGGGTGGTAAGGGATGATATTAACTATCCCCGGTCGCCCAATACCTGCTGTTCGCATGACTCAGAAAACCAAGTGGAATAAAGCGTCCAAGAGGTATCTTTCTTACAAGGATGCAATCGGTGATATCGCAAGGTTACATTGCAGGGAACCGACGGACAAGCAGGTTAGCGTAAGGGTGATAGTATATTTGTCGGGCAAGAAAACACCAATGGGGATACAGGGCGATTCGGATAACTACGCTAAGTCTGCACTTGATGGTTGTAATAAAATTGCGTATATAGATGACCGTCAGGTTTTTGAGTTATATGTGCGTAAAATACCATGCCAAAGCGATGAAGAAAGAATGGAAATCGAAATAAACGAAGTGGAAAACTGGACATTAATATTGTAATTTGAAGTTTAACCATAACTACAAGCGTTTTAATTTAAAGTTAAAAAGGTGGTAAATGAAATGAAAATTAAGTGCATCAAAGATGTTGTGATGAGTAGTGGCGATATCGTATTTACGAAAGGTAACGTATATGCTACTTACTATAATATATATGGATTGTGTGCAACAAATGACCTAGGGATCAGGGATCATGCTATCAAAAACGATAATCTAGAATCATTTTACGTAGAACATTTTAGCGGGGATTTAGGTAAAATCGTATCTAGCACAATCCCAACAAAACTAATGCACACCAATGACCCCATATTCCTACCGTACCGCAAACACGTTAATGATGCAGGGGCAGACCTGCGAGCGCGGATAGACTCTTCAATACGGTTACATTCGGGGCAGATCACGAAGATACCAACGGGCATTGCAATCTCCATACCCGAAGGCTATGTTGGGATAATACAGCCAAGAAGTGGAGCATCATCGGAGGGTAAGCTTGTTATTACTGGAACCATAGATTCGGGGTATGTCGGTGAAATGTCGATGAGCGTGTTTAACCCGGTGGATAGTAATTATGTGGTGATCCAAGCAAAAGAGAGAATTGCTCAACTGGTAGTAGTGCCATATTTGCAGGCTGAGTTTGTGCAGGTGGATGAGTTGGGAAAGGGCGACCGGGGAACCGAGGGGTTTGGAAGTACGGGGAGGGAATGAGTCTAAGCATTGAAACTATCCGAACCTGGCTGAAGATCCTAAATGAAAAGTATCTAGCACTTGCTAATGTGAATGATCAAAAGAAGAACGAGGAAAAGATTAAATGATAAGAGAAATGCGAAACAACTTAAGTATTATCCTAATCGTACTAAGTGTTGGACTGTGGGCTACTAATAATTTTACTGATGCCATATTCGCCGGGGTAATGGCGTTGTGCGTTAGAGAAGAGAGAGGGGAATAAGAAGTGAATATCTACGAAATACGAAAAGCAGGACGCGAATACTGCCAAACCGAGGGTTCTGAACATTACAAAGCGGTGGACAAGCTGGAGCCTATTGACCTTATTATCGCCAAAGGGCTTGCAGAGGATTTTTGCCTTGCGAATATCATCAAGTATGCGAGCAGGTTTAAGCAGACACAGAACTTAGAGGACTTGAAAAAGGTTAGCGATTACAGCCATATTTTGTGCGGGGTTAAGTTGGATGAATCGCACGGAATAGAGGCCCCCGATCCGCAGAGGGTAAAATGCAATGGAGGATATTGCTCCAGCTCATCGGTAATAACTGTTCAGGATGTTATTGATTGCCAGAGAGAATCAACAATGAGGGGTATTGAGTGGGCTTCGTTTTGCCCGAACAGAACAGTGAATCAGAGGAGGTTATGTTAAATGCAAATAACTAAAATTCGCGCCAAACTGGACAAGCGATATAACACGGATTTAACGGTAAAGCTGGTTGATATGGGGTTTACTCCTACGACTTATCATAGGCTGAGACGCGCAGGAATAGGGGTTGTGGGGGATTTAGTTAGTATGTCGTGGAGGGAACTTTCTGGGCGCAGGAATGTAACGAGGGCCACCTGTCAAGAGGTCAGCGATAAGTTGGATGATATGGGGTTGGGGTTGAGGAAGGAAGGGGTTAAATGATTTACGAAAACGATAAGCAGATAACCGCTGTGTTAGGAGAAGGGGACATCGCATTAGGAGTTTCCATGGGTGATGGGAATCCGTACGGAATATCTATTCAACAGTTAAATGAAAAACATGAAATTAACTCTGACTTAGGAACAGACGACATAAAGGAGGGCGTTAAGTGGATAAATATCCTGTTTGCGAATAAGGGAGGAATTGAATCATTGGTCAGGGCACTAGAAAGATTTGCGAAGGCTGTTTCCGATAAACGACAGGAGGAAAACTATGAACCTAAAACTACGCCTAAAGTTTAGCGACATTCTGAAGCTGATATTCGGTGCCGATGTGATGGTATTGGACCCGTACTCAGGCAGTATCTACAGGGTGCAAAAGGGTGAGGATACTTATATTTGTAAGGGGTGAAAAATGATAAAAGGATTTATCCTTTACAGGATATTTTACGAATCTCAGATGGTATATCTCGGAAGAACAAAACAATCGTTACAGGATCGCATTCGTGGGCATATCTTTAAGCGTCCCATGCACAGAGACATTGACATAAATTTTGTGACCAAAATTGAGTATGCCGAATTCAAAACGGAAGCCGATATGGATGTTTATGAAATTTACTTTATAAACGAATTTAAGCCAACCTTAAACCGAGATGATAAGGCACAAGATAAATTAAGCTTTTCATTACCGTGCGTAGAGTGGAGGCCATTTGATACTCATCTATGGGGCAAGTGGAAAGAAAAGATTAACGCTGATATTGCCAAAGAAGAAATGAAGCATAAGGCGAAAATTGAGAATAGCAATCAACGTCGAATTATGCGCGGTAAATGGCATAGTGGGGAAATTAGCGAGAAGGAATACTATGAGTTTTTAGAGAGGGGATAAAATAATGACAATACAGGAATTTGCGAAGATGCTGGATGGTCGGGAAATGGGCAATGAAACAACAGGAGAAGAAAGAAAACAAGCTAGGGAGCTAGGATTCGTCATAGTATTTGGGTATTCGGACGACAACGCAATGTTTCAGGGGGCCATAAGTGATACTGTAGGTTGCCCCGATGGAGACGTAATCTATGTCAACGAAGAAGGGGTATTCCGCGAGTGTGATTGTGGATGCAAGTATTCCGGCAAGGAAAAGGATAAGTGCAAAACGATTGAAGCAGTTTGGCATAACGAAGGTGAATATTGCTGGAGTTATGAAGCAGATATTCCATACGCCGTATTCAATATCATGGAAGATGGAACGGGTTACTGTAAGGGAATTGTGTTCGATATTAAGAGTTTGGGGGAATGAGTATGAATTATCCTACAAGTCCAGAGTTGCTTGAGGAAGTTAATTTTAAGGGCTATGAGAATGCAGGTTTATATTTAACGAGGTTCGTTGAAAAAGATTTACCCGTGTTATTTATCGGAAATGCTAACGAAGAAGCGATTTATGTTATCTGTAATATTAACCCTGATGATAGTTACAACTTGTGTGAATTTGAATTTGCCATTAAAAATTACAGCGAAAATGAAGGTATGGTAGATTGGTTAGTTGAAAATGGATTTGTTAAAATTCCTTATTCCGGATATACAAGTGGATGGGTGAATATCCCGGTGTGCAAGGCAACGGATAAACTAAAGAATCTTATTATTGGAAAGTGTCACCAAGGAGGTTTGAACCTTGCAACAAACAGAAAAAAAGCTTAGACATCCTCTGTATTATTACGCTGTGATAGCTCGCCTAACGCGCTACAAGCCCAATCAGGACAGGATAGCGTACTTGCTTAGGGAACTATCCATGATGGGAGTTAAGACAACGCAGGTGTGTAGTGACATGCCGCATGGGAGTGGTACGTCGGATAGTACAGGGGATTTAGCATCTAGGATATCTGACCGCAAAAGGGAGCTTGTGCAGTTACAAAATGAGGTTGAGTTGATTGATTTAGCGGTTGGATTATTAGGAGAAGCAAAGAAGCTCATAATAGACGTAAAGTATTTGCAGGAAAACAAGGATGATTATACCCAAAGGGTGCTACAAAAGAACCATGGGTTAAGGAGTAGGGACAGTTATTATCGCCTGAAGGATGAGGCTGTAGGGGAATTAGCCAAGACGATGGGAGAGAAGTGTTAAAATGGATAGCGGATGGATTATAAATTTTAAAAATGGGACAAGGATTATCCTTACTGAAAATAGTTACAAGAGATACGAAAATGAAACGCCTAAGGAAGATGTAGTAAGTGAGGAACACTGGTTTAGTTTAGACGGGGCAATAAGTAAAAATCCAGAACTAGACCTTATCGAATAACTAATAGTACAAATATCAAACAATATTCATAACTAAAACCATTGGAATAGTACGGATTAAGATGTTACACTCTAAGGGACAAAATAACTACAATCATAAATAAAGACGCGCATGGCTTAATTATAGCCTTGACGCGTCTTTTCTAATTTTTAGGGGGTGTAATATGGGATGCAAATATTGCGCTCGCCAAAAGACTTGTTGGCAGAGGGATAAGCCACCGAAGGATTGTGCAAGGTTTGAGAGATTCGAGGATTCGAAAAGGTTTGATGTGCTTGATAAGGCGATGAGGCACAACAAAGGGGTTTGGATTGCGCCGGGGTAAAAAGGGGGCCCTATTGCTAGGACTCCACGATATTAAACAGATAACCGGATAAAACTTCTTTTATTTCTTGCAGCTTGGATAATACCTTATCCCCATCCATCCAAGAATCATCACTGTAGTAGGAATTGACAGAGTAAATCTTGTGTACGTTTTGGGTATGCTCCTCTGATTTTGATGGGAATACTCTGACGTCTATCGACTTGACATGGCCGGAGAAGTCAACGAACGTACATAGTTCGGTGTTTTCGTTGACCAGGATAGCTAGAGACATGATCTCCATTACGAGTTTGTAGTTTTTCATTCTCCAAGCACATCCTCCGGATCAACTACACTGTACAGTGTATCGTATGGCTTAAATGGATTGGATATTAAGGAGGTGTACTGATGGTGGCAGAAGTAGTGGAGAAGAAGAATGTTGGAGGTAGACCTCTGAAGTATACTCCTGATGATTTTAGCAAGAGGATAAATAGATACTTTAATTCTATTAGCTACTATGAGGATGTACTGAATGATGCTGGGGAACCTGCAATAGATATAGATGGAGAAAAGATAATTAAGGTTGTCTACGCTGCTCCTCCTAGTATCCTGGGAATGTGTTTGTTTATTGGGATAAGCAGAGAAACATTGTTGGAATATAGTAATAGAGAGCAGTTCGCGGACACCATAAAAGAGGCCAAGGCAAAAGTGGAGCAATATCTCGCCGATCAACTCAATAGGACAACGCAGGTTGCTGGCATTATCTTTAACCTAAAAAACAACTTTGGCTGGAAAGATGTCCAAACAGTCGAAAACACTGGCCCAAATGGCGGCCCTCTACTCATCCAGGCTGTCTCTGCCTACTCTGACGAGGATTTACGACTTATGGCAGAGATTATGGAGAGGGCACAGATCCAGGGTGAGGTAGTCGATATTGAGGCTGAGGATTAACATATTATGTATGCTATTCTCAATTAGAGTGGCATCCTAAATGATAATGAAATCACTGATAATGAGTAAATCGCTGAAACCATTGGGAGAGTAGGGATGTAGGGTTTTGGCGAATGTGTCACAAAGTGAATGAGTATCATTATAATGTGCTAATATGGTTTGTGGCGTAGTGCTGATAGCTTGCCGGGTGATGGCTGTTGTCTTGGCTGGCTGGCATCGGCTGTGCTGTGCTACTTTGGCTTATGCTCTTTCTCTGCTGTCTGGCTCTGATGTGACATGGTTGCTGTGCTGATCCGGGTAGTGATGGGGATGCTGAATATTGAGATTTCGACCCTCCCCCTGGGCACGAGCTGTGAGCCGGGTAAAGGGGTGATCTGTGTATATATCTCTATAGCTAACTAAACATGATTTACATGCGATTTACTTACAGTCTGTCGCCTACAAAGGTTTCGACTACTGTACCCGTAAGCAGTGGCTATCTTCATGATGTGCGATGTCCGAGAATACCTCCACCCCCTCGTCAGAGGTGGCACGAGATAGGGCTTGGTGGAAGTACCGGGGTATATACTACATATCCTCAATAGACAGCTAAGTATTCTACAAAAAAAATAAAAATAAAAAATTACAAAAAATAAAAAACTTTCCGCGAAAGGAGTCTTGATGATGGATGAAGACATTAGGGAATTCATAACCTCATTATCCTCAGCATTTGAAAGAGCTACTACAACATATCAAGTTGGAATTGGAGAATGTTATGTTATGACAAAAGAATTCAGAGATAAGTTAATAGCAGATACAGAAGAGCTTCTAACTCGTTCATAGCCCCCTGTACCCCAAATAACTCACTAGGTACTTAAATAAAACTACCCACCCCTTATATATGTTATGAGGGGTTTTTGGCGTTGCGTTAATGTAGAACGAAACAAAGCTAGAACGTATATATAAACGAATTACATGCAAAAAACCCTACACGCTTAGGGAGAGTAAGGCTGAGTGCCATTTTTACAACGTGTCGTTTCGACACCTAAGTAATGCCCATTGAAAGGGCTTTTGAGGTGGTTAATATGGATAAAAAGATAGTTGATTTTTACAATGAAACGTCTGATATTTTACCCCTTCCTCCCGGTTCGTATCTTATTCGTGAGAAGTCGCCAAATGGAACAAACTTTATGACATTGAAGATGCCTAATGGTGAAGAAGAACTTGTGGTTGATAGTTGGTGGAGTAAACTCAATAAACCTGCCAAAAAAGATAAAGACCCTCCGAAGCACACCGGAGGGAAGAAACCTTATATCATGCTCATGGTTGAAGAGATTGAGAAGCTGAAGAAGGGTGGAGTTAAGAATGTCGAGGAATTGGCAGGGTACTTAGTTTCTTTGGGTAAATACGTTGAGTGGAACACAGGGAGATTAATTCAGACGCGAAATAAGAATCCCCTGAATTATAAAGAGCTTCAAGCAATATTTGGATGTGGCAATAAGAAATTAAACCGCCTATTGGGTGACATGAAGGAACACGAACTCCTTTATTCAACTGATGGCGGTTATGTTATTTCATCGCGTTTAATTAAAAAAGGAAAAATGAATGAAGTGGGGGACAATTGATATGTCTAATAGAGTCACAACCTATGCCCAAGCATTCCTTGGTGTATTAGGTATTCCAATGGATGCTAAGATTAAGGATTTTCTGAAAAAGCTAGAGAATGATGGTCATGCGGAAAAGGGAATTAGTTTTAGTATTTGGAGAAGCCAAGATAAGTTAAACGCCTTTAAGTATGACCGAAGATTCATGAGCATCTTGGAAAACGAAATCAATAAATGGTCGTGGAGAAAAGACGACCCAAGATGGACTGAATACTGGAACAAGAAGAATGAAGCAATAAAGGCTTTGCGAATTAGAAAAGAAATAGACATGATGTCGGTAGCGAAACCGGATGCAGTAATTGAAAATGACGTACTAACTATTCTCCCTGTTGACCCGAAGGGCTATGTTTACTTTATTCAGGGCCTGTGCGGAGGAGCTATTAAGATAGGATTTTCAGTAGACCCGGTGAAGAGATTGAGAGCATTGCAAACTGGATACCCCGACACTCTCACAATTCTTTTTATGGTTCCTGGAAACGAGTCCACAGAGAGACAGGTGCATAAGGAATTTGAAGCATCGAGATTAAAGGGAGAATGGTTTAGGCCGGACGAGCATGTTATTCAGAAAATAAAAGAGTGGAAGCACGGGCTTAGTAGAATTGACGAAGCTATGCAGAAAATAGGGTTGAGGTAAATTTACCTCATTTTTAATGTTAATAATTAAAGGAGATGTAAAACCAATGGATTCAAATACAAACAATCTTATCGATCAGTTAAGCGAGAAAGTGCATGATGCATGGTGGAGAGAAAAGAAAAACCAAGGATTTCATTCTCCGAGTGAATGTGTCAGCGAGGAACATGTTGGATACTTACAATCGCATAGAGAAGCCAAGGATAGGTTTGAAGATAACCACAACCCTAAGCTTTATAAATGGTGTGCTAAGTGCCATGCTGATATGTACCCGTATGGAGAGTTATCTGAGAACATAAAGGATTACGACAGGGTTACGGTTAGAACTGTTTTGCAAGCGTTGGATTTACTTGGTAGGAAAGTAATTTAATTATTTTTTCCCATTAACCCCTTCTTTTTAAATAAAAACCTTGATTTCATCACGTTTTAACCTTGTCCATCGTTAAGGACAGGCAATGAGTTAGCGGGCGTATTACTAAACGTATTATTAATGGTTTAATGACTAGTTTAAGACAAGGGATGTGGACACTATCTTACTTCTGGTAAGTGGGGCAACAAAAACAATTAAAAAATACAAAGACAATCCTAATCTTGGATTTCTATTAACTCCCCGTGGTGGACACGACATAAATATAATCATCGACTACGGACTAAAATGGGCGATGGACAATGATTGCTTTACAGGTTTTAACGAGCAAGCTTTTATAAATACCTTGAAAAGGATACAAGGAAAACAAGGTTGTCTATTCGTAAATGCACCTGACGTAGTTGGTAACGCTGAGCTAACCCTAAAGCAGTTTGAATATTGGCAGCCTATTATCAAGTCGTATGACCTTCCGGTATCCCTTGTGGCTCAAGATGGATTAGATAAATGCGATGTGCATTGGACTAAGTTTGGGGCACTTTTTATTGGGGGTACAACAGAATTCAAACTTGGTGCTTATGTTAGGGAACTTGTCAAGGAAGCGCGGTTGAGAGGTAAGTTCGTGCATATGGGTAGGGTGAACAGCAAAAAGAGGATTAATTATGCCAGACTTATTGGATGTAATTCTGTGGATGGTTCTGGATTTAGCATGTTTCCGGATACGCTAATTCCAAGGGGATTAGCAACTCTTAATCAACAATATTGGGAGGAGTTTGCTTGATTGTATTTCTTTATCTAATGGCAATTATAATCGCTAATGTTTTAACTGCATCATTCGCACCATTAATTATAGGGCCTTTTGTTATAACCTTAGGGACATTTCTAATCGGTGCTACTTTTGTCCTAAGGGATTTGGTTCAGGAAAAACACGGCAGAAGAAACACGTATTTAATTATTATTTTGGCATTAATTTTATCCACAATATCATCCCGATTATTGGGCGACACGCTTTGGATTGTGCTTGCTAGTGCAGTTAGTTTTTTATTGAGCGAAACCACAGATACAGAAATTTATACTAGATTAAGATTACCGATGCATCTTAGAGTTATCTATAGCGGGATGGTTTCAGGTGTTTTAGATTCTTCTGTATTTGTGATGGTTGGGTTGTCTCCATTGGGAGCAGGGTTTATACCTTGGGGAGCAGTTCCGATGGCTATAATTGGTCAAATAATCGTTAAAACGGTAATGCAGCTTATCGGAGTTGGTGACTTGGAACGATTCGGAGGAAAAACAAATAGGAACTGCGAGACATGCGGAAAAAGGATGCCGTTATCCGTAATGTCAATCTATAATCCTTCGACTAGGTGTAATAGGGCTGGGTGCAACAGTGAAAACAAATTCCCTTTGTGGGAGCCATCTTGCGGAACGCAATCTAAATAGTTCAGATCGGCGTTGCCCTTGCTGATTATTTTTATATCTCTAGGAGTGAAAACCATGTCCGAAAATAGATCATGCTCCGAATTTAAAAGTAATGAACCTGGTATCCTAGTTAATTGCGCAAACTGCAAACGATGGAATTACAGCAAGCACAAATGCCGGGAAGAAATATGGGTTCGGCACTGGTTAACGTATCAAGTATCTTTGGGGTGATAGCATGGTAGTTAAGAAGGAGAAGGCGAGTAAGGAAATTGTGGATGTTCCTGTTAAAGTTGATAGGCCTAAGATAAAGCAGAGTGACTTGCCATCGTTGGTGGCGATACAGGCTGAGTTAGGAAGGAGGAGTTGCCAATATTTCATAGAAAAATTCGTTAAGATAGAAGACAGGGACGCTGCTGAATTGGCAGTTCCTTTTACTTTATGGCCCGGTCAAGTTGTGGCATTAGATAGCTTCTCGAATAATAAGCTAAACATCGTATTAAAGGCTCGTCAGATGGGCCTGAGTTGGTTGGCGTTAGCTTACTCCACGTGGAGAGTAGTGCATCAAACGGGTTATTCCGTAGTCGCTATGTCAAAGCGTGAGGAAGACGCAAAGGAATTAACAAGGCGTATCGTGTTCATTTTGAAATATCTTCCCCTAACCATGATTAGAGAGAAGAAAACAGCGGGTAAATGGGTTGGCCCAGTATGGGAAGCAACTACATTGAGTGTCACTATCTATCATCCAACTGGCGAACCAAGTATATTTAGCTCATTAACTTCTGCACAAGATTCAGGGCGTTCTCTTACGGCGAATCTAGTTGTTCTTGATGAGTGGGCATTCCAGCAATGGGCTGATTCTATATGGCAATCTATATATCCTACTATTAACCGTCCAACCGGGGGGCAAGTAATAGGTATTTCCACAGCAAAGCGTATGACGTTATTCGAGGATTTGTGGAGAAAAGCAACACAGGGCGTAAACACATTTTCCCGCGTGTTCTTGCCATGGAATACTGACCCACGAAGAACTCAAGAATGGTATGAACAAACTAAGAAGGATTTAGGAGAACAGAAGACAAAGGAAGAATATCCAAATACTCCTGAGGAAGCCTTCTCTGCCGCCGAGGGTGTGGCTTTCCCTGAGTTCAGCTATGATCTCCATGTGGTTACACCATTTAAGATACCTGACCACTGGCGGCGTTGGCGTTCTGCTGATAATGGTTACACAGATCCGTTCGCTTGGTATTGGGCAGCGGTTGATGAGTTCGGAACCGTATATATTTATAGAGAGTATACAAGGGATACGAGGGACCCGAAGGTTAGTTACTCGGACCAAGCTAAACAGGTTGTATTAAAGACGGGATCGGAGCGCATTGGCTTTACTGTAGTTGGTCATGATGCGTGGGCTGTACACCCTCTGACTAAAAGCACCAGTACACCACAGGGGAAGTCCATTATAGACTTCTATATTGAGGGTGGGGTTACCGATTGCATCAGAGCGGTTACCGACCGAATATTTAGAGCTGCAACATTCCATGAATACCTTAAACCATATTGGGATGAGAATGCCGAGAAGATGACTAGTAAGGTTAAGATATTTAGTACATGCGAAAAGATTATCGAGACATTGCCACAACTGCTTATTGATGAGCGTGACCCCGAAAAGTACATGGAATGCACATATGATCACTGGGCAGATTCCGTAGGCTATCTCTTAATTTCACATCACAGCAACAAAACTGAGTTAGAAGTAACGCGTAACTATAAGGATTTACCAGACGACATACTAGAAGACATTGAAAGGGCTGACCCTAAAATGAGAGAGTATATTCTTTCCAAGATTGGCAGGTGATTAAATGTTAAGTGGAATAAAAGACTTCGGCAAAAAGGTGGTGAAAAAGCTGAAAGATAAAAAACTCTCCATGAAAGAAGAGTCCGAACAGCAAGCTAAGTTAAAAAAGTGGCAGGATAAATTCAATGAAGCACGTACTGGCATTGATGAAGCAATCAGAGACGAGCGAGAAGCCATCTATCTTGGCACAAAACTAGTTGATGGTAATATCAACTCTCGAAACACGGGAGGTAAGCGCAAGCAGGCCAACAACGTAGTCAACCTTGTCCTTGAGTTCATCGAAACGGGCGTTGACTCAACAATCCCACAACCCTCCGTCCGAACCAAGCTCCCTGGCTATGAAGTACAAGCCACAATGATCGAGGATTCCCTAACCTCAGACATAACAGAACTAGGCATGACAGCCATTAATGATGTTAACGAGCGCATAACCCCGGTGCAAGGCTACTCTGCTATGTTGGTGGGTTGGAATCCAGACTTTAAGCATCACCTATACCGTGGCGAGTTGGAAATAGAGTCAGTCCATCCCAAAAGGATTATTCCGCAACCCGGCGTATTTGACCTTCAAAAAATGGACTACTTCTTTATTTTGAGTTCAGTCACAAAGAACTACATCAAAAAACGGTATGATGTGGATCTCGAGAATGTAGGAGAACAATTTCCCAACATTAGCCTTGTCAGTAACACCACTCAGCCCAACAACCCCGACATGGTAACAGAGATCGTGTGCTGGTACAAGAATGATGATGGAGAAGTGTCAAAGCTTGTTTGGTGCGAGGATGAAATCCTTGAAGATATGGAAAACTTTTATGCAAGGCGCATCAACGGCAAGATTCAAGAGTTTGAAGAGCTAGGTACAGAAGTAACATTATCCTCGGTTAATGGGCAACCCGGCGAAGTCCTCCCTGTAGGAACAAAAGTTCCCTACTTCACTCCAACACGCTACCCTCTAATCATTCGCGAGAACATTCCCCTCAACTTCGCATTTGGTGGACAATCTGACGTAGATGTTATCCGCGACCAACAAGACGCTTATAAAAAAGTAGTCTCCACTATTGAGGAAAAGATTTTACGTGGGTCTGTTGTGGTTACAGCTTTAGACGGTCATAGGTTCAACCTATCTAATGAGTTATACGGAATTATTAGGGGCACTCAGTCCGAGTTGAACGCGCTCAATGTAAAGAATTTGTCTGCAAATATTTCCAACGACCTTGCCTTTGCTCAACAACAATACAAGGCAGCACAGTCAACCCTCGGTATAACAAACTCATATCAAGGTAAATCAGACTCGACCGCAGTATCCGGTCTAGCAAAGCAAATCCAAGTACAGCAAGCGTCCGGTCGCCTACGCTCAAAAGAATCAAACAAATACGCCGCATTTAAGCAACTCTACGAAATCATGTTCGAGTTCAAATTAGCATTCTATGATGAACTTCGACCATTCGTAACAAAAGACGCTAATGGACAAGATTCATTCGGCGATTTCAATAAGTATGCCTTTCTTGTTCGCGATAAAGCAGGAGAACTCTACTACAACACAGACTTCATCTTTCAAGCAGACGCAGGGGCAGGGCTACCGCGAGACAAGATGTGGCTATTTAACCAAGCGACAGAAATGCTGAAGTATGGGGCGTATAACCCGGGCCCAGCTTCTGTTGTTCTGTGGACTCAATTAGTGGCTCAGAAATTCCCTAATGCCAAAGCAATTCTCGACAGCATCAATAAGCAACTTGAAGCACAGGCAAAAGCACCACCCGCACAACCTGAATCGAAAGTATCCATCAACTACGAGGACTTAATGCCTGATGCTCAATCTCAAATGTTAGGCAAGATGGGGATTAAGTCACAAGGAGGACAACCTGAACAGATGGGTCAATTATTACAAATGCCACAACCCAACGCAACACCGCAACAACCTGCACAACCTCAAGAGATGTCACCACGGGCTACAGAACAGCCTATGGAACCACAACAACCTCAACCTCAAGTAAACCCACAGGGTCAAGTTCAACAAGTTTTAGAGCAAGCCATGCAACATATGAGTGAAGAGGAGAGACAAGCGTTTGCTCAACTTCCGGATGAGAAGAAGATTGAAATCGTTCAGCAGTTAATGATGCAGGGAGGGCAACAATAATGGCTAAATGTAAGAAAAATCGCGAAGAAATGGAAGAAATGATGAAGGGGAAGTCTGGTGGAAAAAAGCCCTCTGTCAAGATCGACATTATGCTAGCGAAGGCAATGCCCGGTGTGTCTATACCGAAGAAAGGTGCCAAGAAGGTAGATAAGGGTAAGAAAAAATACTAATAAACGCCAACCGACGAGCTGAAAATGCTCTTATTTTTTACCAATTTTTATTCAAGGAGGTGAAGCACAATGGCAGAGAAACAAATGAAAATCCCTCAAAACAGCGCAGGGTACATCAAAGCAACGAACATAGACAAAAAGAATGCTGCGCCTAAGAAGTCAACAGGCAAAGACCTTCGTTCAGGGAAATAAGGTATTCCATTAGTAAATGGTTTACCAAGGTATACCTAATTACCATGGGTATACCTTTTTCTTATGCCTAATTTGGGGCAGGGGTTCGCTCTCCATATGAGCGCAATACGTAGGCATACGGATATGCAAAAGGAGATTTACAATGTCCAAGCTTTTCAATTTGAATTTACGTCCATTTATGGATGAGGTAGATAGCGGAAGTGGGGCAGTCGCTTCCTCACAAGATACAACTTCAACCGAATCAACCGCAGATACCTCGACCGAGACATTGACAGATTCCACAGAGTCCACCACAGACCAAAGTGAAGGAACGACCGATAAGTCAGACGTTGAGGTAGACACCAAGCCCAAGCAAACTCCTGAGCAAGATAGGGCTTACGCAGACCTTAGACGTAAGGCTGAAGCAGCAGAACGTCGAGCGTTGGAAGCTGAGGCACAACATCAGAGGGATATCCAGATTGCCAAGAAGTTCGGTCAATACGGTGTATATTCCGATGCTGATGTAGCAGGGAAGTACGGCAAGTCCCATGGCATCCATAACGTACAGCAGCTTGAAGAGGCTCTAAGGAGAGAGGAATACCAAGCTAAGGGCATTGACCCGGACATGGTTAAGAAGCTCGTGGATGAGCATCCAGACCTTCAGGCAGCAAGGGAATTTAAACAAGCTGCTATCAGAGCGCAGGAGGATAACTTTCTCGTTAGCTCATTTGACGAGTTGACGAAGGAGTACCCAGAGATCAAAGGTGTTGCCGATGTTCCACCGGACGTTTGGAGGAAGTGGAAGAATGGTAGTACAGGGTTAACTCTTCCAGAGGCTTATCTTGTTGTTGAGAGAAAGAACATCGAGGCAAGGAAGGTTGAAGCGGCTAAACAGGCCACCCTCAACAACATTCAGTCGAAGGACCATGTTCGAGGGAACGGCAAGGGGTCCGAAGGGGAAACGGTGAGGATACCGGATGATGTGTTAGCGCAATACAAAGCTCTTAATCCAGGTAAGAGCATGGATGACTACAAGAAGCACTGGAAAAAGAGTCAAAACAAATAAGGAGTGATTTTTAATGTGTGCATTTAAGCGAGTTGGAAGCATTAGCGGGGATCAAGACCCGTTCGAGTATTATCTCTTAACCGACAATGAGGGGGCAACCTTAGGAGAGGCATTATCACAAACATCCGGCAGATTGACAAAGTGTGCCGCAACTGGGGTTCCGGAATTTATCGCGGTATGTGACCGAACTGCTGAAGCCACTTCAGTTACACCATTGGCCGTTGTGAGGGTTAAGGAAACGACTGAGTTTTCCACACAAAGCATGGCGACAGTGGCTGATACAGTGATTGGTACGAAAGTCACGTTGCATACTGACGGATTACTGGTAACTGCAACAAGTTCCAGTGGAGTGTTCGAGATTAGCGCAACGGACGGGGCAACGACTACCTCTAATGTGAAAGGTTATTTCCGCAGGTAAGTTGAGTTGAATTAACGATGGGCTTCTCGGGATGAGGGGTCCTATTTTTGTGAGCAAATTTAAGGAGTGAAAGCAATGATTATTAGCAAAACAAGTGGAGTAATGGACAGCGCGTTTGGAAAGTCTCAGGAGCCAATCAGAATGATCCTAGAGGAACAGGAAGAAGCTTGGCAGAAGATGTCTATTATCGACCACATCTTCTTTAAGGATGAAACTAAGGACTTCGCCAATAAGTACACCACAGAAACATCAATGGGAGATTTCAAACCCGTCGGTGAGGCTGGTAAGTACCCTGAAACCGACTTCCAGGAAGGATATTCCAAGGTAATTGAGCCGGAAACTTGGAAAAACTCATTTGCCATTACCCAGGAAATGATCGAGGATTCCAAGATGGGAAAGGTTCGGTCTAAAACAAACCAATTCATGATGACCTACAACCGTACCCGTGAGCTTTTTGCTGCAAAACTCTTGAGCGTAGGTAATGCCACCACTATGAATTTTGGCGGGAAGAACTTCGATATTAGTTGCGCTGACGGAAAGGCTATGTTCGCAACCGATCATCCGTCCATTACGGGAGGAACCGCCGCACAATCCAATCTTTATGGCGGTGCCTTTTCTTACGACAACCTCTCTTATGCAGAAGAAAAGATGCACTATTTCAAGGATGACAATGGCCAAATTCTCACGGTAACTCCCGATACGATAATTATCCCGGACAAGGCTGCTATTAAAAAGTTAGTCTTTGAGGCAATCGGATCTGAAAATAATCCAACAACTGCAAACAATGCCACTAATTTCCATTTCGGAAGATGGAACATTGTGTTTTCGCCATACCTTGAAGCTATTAGCGGAACGAGTGGAGATTGTTGGATGCTCATGGATAGCACGTTTAACGATGCCTATCAAGCGCTGATTTGGCTTGACCGTATTCCATTAACGCTAAGAAGCACGTTTGATGAAAATACTGACAATAACGTGTGGCGCGCCAGAGCTAGGCATGGTGCAGCTCCTAACAATTGGAGAACAATTCTCTGCTCTGCACCTGGCTTATCCGGCGCAACAGCATTCTAATTAACAGGCGGGTAGAAATACTCGCCTTACTTTATTTTTTAAGGAGTGAATCACATGACCGAAGGAATCAGTAATTTTACCATCGTAGATGCAGATTCTTTTTCTATGGGAGGCGTAGCAATAACGGCAACCGCAACGGAACTCAATCGTTCCATGAAGAAGGTTACCGGAGCGTTGGCGGCTGTCGATACAGGTGGCGGAATATTCGCATGGGCGAATCCAGAGGCAGGAGCGATATTAGTCCATCATGTAGTCCTAAATGTGACTACAAAAACTACCGGAGCATGTTCAATAGACGTTGGAACTACTGCCACCAGTGCAACAACCTCCAGTGATACCTTAATCGACGGAAAAGACATCGCTGCCGCAACAGGTATCTTCACCAATGATGAAAGCGCAGGAACAAATGGAAAACCATTCAAGCGACTGGCATCCGGTAAATGGGTAACAGGTTCGATGGTAGCGGGTGGAGCAACTGCGGGACTTGTAGGAACCTACGAAATATATTACACAGCACTATAGAGGGCTTAATGCCCTCTTCTTTTTAGGAGGAAATAATGCTAGAATCTCAAATTGACACATCGACAACCGAACGTCAACTACTCTACGATATTCGCACTGAATCACGCAAAACAAACGAACTACTCGCACAACTTATCGAAGTTCTAAACCCAATCGCGAAGGGCTTAGGGCTAGGAGAAGAATTGAAGGGGGATAGCACGAATGGCACATTGCCCATTAGCAAAAGAAGTCCTGGTTGTAACGACACTCGTTGCGACAGCCCAAAACATAGCGGTAAACGGAAGACCGTGCATGATAAGCAACACAGGAGCACAACCCCTGTACTTTCACCCAACGGAGACGGCAACAGCGGCAAACGGGTTTCTCGTTCCAGCCGGGACTCTGCTACAAGTAAAGTTCTCGGTGAAAAACAATTTGTCAGTGATCTCTAATGCGACTGGGACAAGTTGTGCTGTATTGATTTTGGATATTTAGGGGGGATTGATTTGAACCTCTCTGAGATAAGGGATTTAGCGTACAAGCTTGCTAATACCTATAGTGCAGATGGGCAACTTATTCCGTTATCGGATAACGCAGATGCCCGTCTAGCCATGACTGATTTTATCAATACTGGCTATTACAAAAGCCTACAATTTACGCCTGTCGAGGCTGTCTATAGTATCACTCAAAAAAGCATACCAAACCTACTTAATATGTATTCTTCTTTTAATCTCGTTCAGCACTTGGATACGGATTACACAGTTACCGCGACAAGTGCAAAAAGTTATTATTTTGAAGTTGATAAAGATTGCGTAGTTTATATCGAGGAAATCATTTCCGGGGTATGGACAACACTGTCTACCATTACAGTTACCGGAATAACATCCTTTACCGAATACAAGGGACTCATTACTGCATCGAATGTAGCCAATGATATCCGCATACGCTTTTCAGGAAATTATCCCTACAATATTCGTCGAACTGCTTTGTATTATTACTCCTTTGCAAGTGCCAATGACGTGCCTAAATTCAAGCCGTATGTAAACTACCCTTTGCCGGGAGATTATATTTCGCTTAATAAGATTGTGGTTAACGGAGATGACAGAGAACACAGTACGCTCATCGACTACGGTATTGAAAAAAAGAATTTAGTCTTGAACTACTTTTATAGCGGGTCATTTGACGTGCATTATTTTAAGAGGCCAGACCCATTGGTATTAGATACGGATATTCCCGAAACACCCATAGAGGGTCATTCTTACTTGGCATATTTTTCAAGTGGAAGTTGGTTATTCAGTACAGGGCAACAAGCCCAAGGATTGACGCTTATTAATCAATACGACTCGTTTATGACCGAATCAACTCCGACAATAGATGAGCAGAACGGGACGATTGAAAACTTTAATAATTGGTAATTAGGCATGAAAAGTGGTATAATATAAGTAGCGAATAGTAGGGAGTAGCTACCTTGCTATGGGGGATTTCCTAGTCCCCCGCGCTACGGAAATAGCTAGGAAAATAAGAAGCCTGTAGGAGGGTGTTTTGTTTTGTCCGAAATGAAGATTTGTAGTAAGTGTGGGGAAGAGTTTCTGTTAACTATTGAATATTTTTACCGCAAAAAGACTTCTAAAGATGGCTATGAGGGACAGTGTAAAAAGTGTATAGCAAAGCGTAATGCAAGTTACGTCAAGAAGCCCAAGAGGGTATTTATTAATGATACTAAGGAAAATTATCCTTCTGGTACAAAGGAATGTTCTATATGCAAACGTGAATTACCTGCTGATGAAAATCATTTCTACCTAGATAGTAATTATCCTGGGAAATTCGTTTCGGCATGCAAGGAATGTCGAGGATATAATTTTAATAAACCGAAAGCAATCACAAGAGAAGGTCATAAGATTTGCTCAAAGTGCGAGATTGAAAAACCACTAACTAGTGATTATTTTAGCGAAAGACCCAAGGGTTCAATTGATGGATTTAGGGGAGAATGTAGAACGTGTGAGACGTCACGCATTCGGGAATGGACAAGCAGAAACAGAGTTGTGCGTAGGGAAAAACAAAGGGAGTGGAAATATTCAGACCCAAAAAGAAAAGAAAAATGGGATTCATATTACAGCAAGAATAGGGATGCAATAATAGCTAGGGCTAAGAAATGGGATACGGAACACAAGGAAAGGTCTTTACTTAGGTCTCATGAATGGTATGAAAATAACAAAGAAAGGTCAAAGGCTAATACGGTGGCTTGGCGCAAGGCTAATCCTGAGAAAAAGGCGTTGTCGCATCAAAAACGTAGATCGTTAAAAAAGAAACTTAAATCCACGCTGACCATTGAACAGTGGGAAATAACCCTAAATCATTTTAATGGAAAATGTGCCTACTGTGGGGAAGGCCCGAAAGACGGAGATGTTCTTCAGAGGGATCATTTTCAGCCATTGGCAAAACATGGTGAATATTCTGCTATTAATGTATTGCCAGCCTGTAAGTTCTGTAATAGCAGTAAGGGGAAGAAAATATTCTCTATGTGGTATCCGCTTTTTAAGCACTACTCACCAAAGCGTGAAAGAGATATTCTTAAATATCTAAATTACCGCAATGGGGTACAACAACTAGCACTCATATAGAGTGCTTTTCTTATGCCGAATTGGAGGTGACGAATTGCAGATAAAAATTCCCAAGTTCGCAAGCACTCAGAGAGAGTTAACTTATAATGACTTCTCGTCTGGATTGAACTACATGTTGAATCCTAGCATGATATCTTCATCGCAAACGCCTGAGTGTCAAAATGTTCGCGTCCGTGATAAATCGATTGGAAAAAGACCGGGGTTTAAACGTCTGTATCCAACAAGTTTGGGCGAAGGTGCAACCAACGGCATATCCCCCTACATCAAAGCATCAGGTACAAAATTTCGCCTAATCGCATGGAGTACAAAGCTATTCACCCAAGAAGACAATGATCAACCCGTCGAAATAAAGTCAGGCCTAGCAAACGCTAAGGCTTATTTTTTTGTCCTCTCCGACACCCTGTATATACACAACGGAACCAACTACCTGTCTTTTAACGGTACTACCTGCGCTGATGTCGCCGGTTACGTCCCCCTAGTCCTCATTGGTCGTTCACCAACCGGTTCCCCTAACTATGGAACCTCCCGGGAAGCTTTTAACATCATCTCCCCTGGCTTCCGTACCTCATTCACCGCAACAGGCACAGCAACGGCCTACACCCTCCCATACACATCCCTCGACGCAACAGCCATAACAGCCATAGTCAACGGCGTATCCATGGTCGAAACAACCAACTTCACAGTCAACCGCACAACAGGCGTAGTCACCTTTAATATCGCTCCTGCCATCGGAACAGACAACGTCATAATCACAGCGTTCAAGGCATCGCTCACCACCCCTGCGCTGATTCTTAACTGTAAATACGCCGAGGTCTACGGTGGCAAATCAGAAGCGACAGTCTTCTTCTCCGGAAACCCCAACTACCCAGACTTAATCTGGCACTCTCGCCTCTACGGAGAAAACTACAACGCCGACTATTTCCCTGATGATGCAGTACAAAAAGTACCGGGCAATGTCGCAGGACTAGCACATATCTTCGACCTTCTCTATGTCTCGCACAGCAAAGGTCACGGATATCTCTCCTACGCAGATGGAACGTCCTACCCCATATTCCCCTATGCTGACATCAATCTCGAAAAGGGTAGCGACATACCTGGCTCTATTCAAGAAGTCGATAACACAGTCATATGCGCTTCTACGAGCAACGGAGTAATGCAAGTCCTGTCCAACACCACTGTCAATAATCGCTTATCTATAAACGACATTAGCGACCTGGTAAATAAGTCTGGTTCGGGCAGAACAGACTTAGGCATCCTCCAAGAAGGTAATTTAACGAATGCAGTATCCTATAATCATGATGGATACTACGGACTTTGCATTAACGACGTCTGCTACGTTTGGGATTACAAGCTCAACGCATGGCTATTCGACACAAACATTCCTGCATCATGCTTTGCTGTAATCGACAACACACTCTGCTTCGGTAGCAACACAGATGGCATCGTTTATCAATTCGACCCATTAATTGCGAACGATGATGGTGTGGCTATCGATTCATGGTATGACTTGCGCGAGGAATCCGCAGGAACGCCGAACATGGTCAAGGTGATTAGTAAGATAGGCTTACTCGCTAAGCCAATGAGTAGGGGTTCAACGCTCGTCTCATTCCGTTCCCGCAAAAGCAATAGCGATGTCGTATTATCCATGCAAACGAGCGCATTTAGCTTTGTTGGATTCTGCTTTGTCAATTTCACATTCAATACATCATTTTTCCCTGTGCTAAAGAGAAAAAGGATGTCCAAGCGAGCGAACTATTTTCAGTTTAGATTTTCCAATAACGTACTAGATGAGGGGATGAGCGTTATCTCTCTCAACGTGGAATACGACAAGGGATCGGAGGTAAGATAAATGGCATTCCCAACAAAAGATACTTTTACATTTGATTTTGAAGCGCAGACTGATTATCCGAACTGGACTCCTGCGCAGACGAAGGAGTACATGAATGCTAGGGGAGAAGAGTTAAGGGCAGCACTAAATGCGGTTGTTGATCTTCTCAATGCCACAACGAGCGATGCTAGTGGTGCTGACAATACCGGCATACCTGAAATTATAGCAGGTAGCGGAACAAACATAAGAGATAGGGCAGACTGGCTGTATGCTCAAATTGTTGCCGCAGTATTAGGGGCGATACCGGATGGTTCGCTAGCCACGATTAAGTATGCCGATGGGTCAGTAACGGCGGCTAAGGTTGCGGCAGATGTTGCGACTCAGGCTGAGTTGGATGATTTGGCAGGGGTAGGGAGAACGACTGAAACAGTCAAGGGAAATGCTGATTCCCTTGCTATACATCAGGCAGAAGATGCGACACAAGCACATTTAGCAAAAAACATTGGACTAGAGGATACCGCAGGAAATTTTGAATCAGAACAAGTCGAAGGTGCATTGGCTGAACTCGCGGCAAGACCACAGAAAGACGTAGATAATGGAAGGTATCAAGCGGAGTTTGGCTGGGGTGGGGCTGTTTATAGCGATACTTTACTAAGTGGTGGAGTTGTTAGTATATCAGATAGTATCGCTAGTAATGTAGTTGTAGATAATCAGTATTTAGGGGTTTACAGCAGCTTAAATAAAGCGGCCAAAATTACAGCAATAAAAACTAGTTCAACTTCTGTGAAAGTTAGAGTTAAGATTAGTAGAGAAGGTACGTTAGCAACTAATCTTACTTTAAATGTTTATGCTTCATCTGGGGGCTTACCAGGGACAATATTGGGAACTGCCTCTATAGCCTATGCGACCGTTTCAACGCCAGCAGCAGTAAAGGAAGTAGCTGTAACATTAAGTCAACCATTATTGGCTGGCACAAGTTATTTTGTCGGATTATTATGTTCTGGTGGTGATGGGGGGCCTGACCTCTATACTTGGAGAGCTTTGTCACCTGCTACACCAAATGCTTATCAGTACAGCGGGGGTACTTGGACTGCAAATACAACGATGAGTCTATATTGCGAGGTAGTTGACGCAATAGCACCACTTACTGGCACAGTTACCAAAACCACAACCCCAGCAGACCTAAAGAAGTACGGTAATAGCAAGTGGACGCAGACCACGCCAGCAGCAGGGTCTAGTGTAGTGTGTGACATTTTAGATGGTGCATATAGTAGCACGCCCGCCATGACAAGCAATACACTTCCAAGCGGAGTAGTGTCATCAAGTAGCGATTACAGTGGGAGCTATTTACCATATTTAGCAGTTAACCGTGTACTTTCGGATTATTGGCGTTCTAACGCAAAAGTATGTTGGTGGAAATATCAACCTGCAACGGCAAAGGTTTACGATTACTGCGCCATTGTCGCAAATACAGGAGCAAACAATGCTCCAAAAGCATTTACAATTGATGGTTCAAATGATAATTCTAATTGGACCACACTTCGCACGGTTTCAGATGCCGCTGCTACGCTTACTACAGGCACAAGAGCATATAACTTAAACAATAATACGGCGTATGCTTATTATCGCGTTAATGTAACGGATAATTATAGCGGCAATGCTTATACGGAAATTATCGAAATAATACTTCTGGAAAAAATTAAGCCAGCCGTAACCTCCATCGCTGACCTATCTGACATTGACCCAATAGTATATCCAAGTATCCAACAACGTTGGACACTAATCAGACTAGCTGTAAGCGATGCAAGCCCAACGGTGAGTAATCCAAGTATTACGTGGGAAGGACAAAATTCACAAGCAGGAACATGGGTTAATATTCTGAAGGAAAATGGTTTAGGTAATAGCTTAACTCTAACTAGTGCTGTAACTAGAATTGACTTTGCCGACCTAGATTTAGACGATTATAAATACTTAAAGATAATTGGCTCAGCAGGATGTTCCACGGCAAATAACATATTCTTACACTTAGTATTCAATGACGACGTTGCTAATAGTTACGAATGGCAACAAATAAGAGCAGATGCCACAACGGTTTCGTCACAAAGAAATTCAAATATTGACTATATACAATTAATGCAAGCACCGGAAAGCTCGAACGCTTTTTTTGGGACATGTGAGGCGATTATTGCTAATATAGCTACGAAGTATAAAGATGTTAGTATTACGGAAAATGGTTTCGGTAGTTCTCTACCGATTACGCTCTCGGTTCATGGTTGGTGGAAAAATAGTACAGCCCTGGTTACTAAAATATCGGTTATTGCTGCCACGCAAGGTATAGCAATTGGTTCAACATTTATACTTTTGGGGGTGAAATAGTTGCCTGATAAACTAGTCATTACTAAAGGCGGGGTTACGGAAGTTGATTTTACTCCTGGAGAATTAGCCAAGCGTGAATCAGATCTATTAGCAAATGAAGAACAAGCACAATTAGACTTACTACTCCCTTCTCAGGAGGAAATTGACCAAGCAGAGTTTGAGCTTAAAGCACTAAATTTATTGATGGAGGTAGGTTTAATATGACAATTGTACAAGAGAAATTAATTAACGCTTATACCGTTTTGGTTTTAGCAGGGAGGAAACAAATTACTGATGTTCCAGAAACAGTTGTACTACTTGATGATGGAGTTACTGAAAGTACCATGAGGGCAGAGGTTGAAATTAAGGTTGCAGAAAGAACTATCGAAGTGCTTACTGCATAGTAGACTATTTATGCGACGCACTAATCAAAATAATAACAGGCAAAAGTAAGGGCTGAAAAGCTCTATTATTTTTGCCTGTTTCCCCATAAAGGAGGTTAAATATGGCTACTACCGCATCTCAAACGGCAGATGAAATAAGGAAAGCTAGTATTGCGGCTGCTCAGGCAAGTGGCACAAAGAATCTCTACGACACGCCAACGACTACCACCGACAGATTAGCAGGAAGTGGATTGGCTGAAAGCGGGCCACCTGCCAGAATACCTGGTGTTCCTAATCCGAACAGCACCCCGACAACAACTCCTCCAGCTACCACGCCTGAGACTACTACTCCAACCACCGCCCCCACGACTACTACTCCGCCTGCAACAACTCCTGCCACAACAACTCCTGAGGTTATCACTCCGCCACCTGTTGACTATGCAGCTCAAATACAAGCAGCTATAGCAGCAATGCAAGCGACATCCAATCAACAGGCAGAGGCAACGGCAGCGAGAGAGGCGGCATCAGAAGCAGCGAGACAGGCAGAAGCAGAGGCAATAAGAATACGCCAAGCTCAGGCG